AAAGTCGTATCTTTGCACCCGTAAACAAGAATAGATGAATCGTAGGAGTACGGTAATTGTTTGAAACTATTAGTTTGTTTGAAATATAACTTTTAGATAGAATATATTAATAAAACGAATCTTGTTCGCTAATAGAAATAATTCATAATGTTTTTGTATTAAATGCTAAAGCCCATCCGGGAGGATGGGCTTTTCTGTTGTTATACAGATAGTTAAGCGTGCATTGGTGCTGGTGCTGAAATTTTCTAGCACCAAAATAGCACCAAATTTTTTCCTAGCACTAAAAAGAAAAATAACAAGTTGCTTTTCAGAAGTTTAGCCTAGCTTTTATCCATTATTATTTTTATAGTCTTTTAACAAATAGCCAAATGTATAATACGTGTATTTCAAATGTATAATAAAGTGTAGTTTTGCTCGTTTTTCACAAAACTTCACATTTGGTTGTTCAAAAAAAAGTTTCTATCTTTGCACCAGTCAAACGTAGCGGAATGACAAATGAAAGAAGACCTCCTTTCCGGCGAAAGCCGACGAGATATGGAATCCCTGAGTTCTAGACCGCTACCTAGGCTTGGGGATTCTCCTTTTTTATATATTCAGTTATGCAGTACATCAATATTACCATAGAACTTTTAAAGGCATACTCTTCAAGCAAGAGCATGAAGGAACTCCTTGCGGTTGCTATTTGGATAAAGATGCAGCATAGCAATTCTGTAATGTGGAATGTTACGGAATACAGATTAAGAAAGGAGCTGCATATCGGAAAGCCAAAAGCAGAAAGACTTATTCAAGATATGAAAGATGACAGCTTGTTTTCTGTAGATGGAAATAAGGTTGTTGTCTCATCATTCCGTGACAACACGATAAAGTGGACACGTAAGGGTCGAGAGTATCGTGGTGCTATGGTCTGTAAGTTTGAGGTTAAAGAATATACCTTGAAGGAACTATTCAATCTTATCAACGAGAAACTTTTTGAATTTGAGATTTGTGCTGCCGAGCATAAGGACTGTTGTATGAAAGCACCTGAGGGTGAAAAGGTCGGTGCCAAAGGTAAAGCAATCACAATAAAGCAATTTCAGAAGGCTCTCAATACAAGTAGTAGTTCTGTTTCAAGGATCAAGAAGAGACTTATTGCCAGTGGAAGGATTGATTCTACTCTTGCAGAGAAACATTCCTTTGACATCAGGAATGAGGAAGAAACAAAGAGAACATTGTTGAGAACGAGAAAAACAAAAGCTGATTTCATTATTGGTACTCTTGGTTTTGTTGTTCTTGCCTGTTCTTACTCTATTGCAGACAGAGCGGTGTCGGATGGATTCAGACATCTTATCTATGGCAAGCAGAGTGAAAAGGTTATTCAGAGAGACATGAGCATAGGAGGAATCCCTGACGGATTCTTCTGTTAATTGCTTAGGTGTTTGTTTTGGTAACATACATTGAAAGAAAGAAAATATTAAATAATTTATTAGTTATGGATAAACCTACCTATGAGAAGTTCAAGAGATATTGTATATCAAAGAACTATGGAACAGATGAGTACATCAAGAGTCTGTATGATCATCTTGAAGAAAGAAATTGGAAGAAGGCAAATGGTGGGGAGCCAGTAAACTGGATGATTCTCACAGATGCTAATTTTGGAGTGTTCAATGCCAAGGGAAAGTTCTCTAGCGCAATAAGAGCAAAATTGGCTGAAAAGTCGGATGATTTCGACCCAGTGGAGCCTTTTCCTGATAATGGCATGAACTATGTGGCTTATACGGATGGAAGTTGTGACAATCATTCCAAGTATAAGGCAGGAGGTTCTGCTTACATCGTATTGAAGGATGGAGAGATTGTCAAGATGAAGAATCACGGCAGATTGCAGACAACCAACAACCGTATGGAGTTGCTTGCTATCATCAGTGCAGCTAAATCTTGCCCAGATGGTTCTTATCTTGATGTTTACACAGATAGCCAGTACTGCATACTTGTGTTGGGGAAGAGTACTCCACCAAAGATGAATCCTGACCTCTATGAGTTATACAAGAAATGCTCTGCTCATTTGGCAGGAGTCCGTTTTCACTGGGTGAAAGGTCACAATGGTGACAAGTACAATGAAATGGTAGATAGCTTGGCTTATGGAGCATACTGCGACATCTGCGAGCAATATAACATCGAGAAAACAAAGAGACATTAAGATATTGAATGAAGTTAATAATTAAAATTATAAGATTATGAGTGAATTGTATTGGTTAGGTGTTTTGGGCAACCTGCATAATTTTTGTGTTGCCTTAGCTTTTTTGGCAGCGTTTTCAATTTTGGCTGTAGGTTTCTGGTTTCTTCTGTCCTATGAAGATGATGATGAACCTCTTTCTTCTATTAAAAAAGTGTTTAAGTATTCTATATTCGTTTTTGTGTTTGGAATTATTATGGCGATATTCATCCCTTCTACAAAGAACCTGCTTATCATCTATGGGGTAGGCGGCACTATTGATTATCTCAAAGACAATAAGGATGCAAATAAGATTCATGATAAGTGCATTAAGGCTCTTGATAAGTATCTTGATGATGCGTTGACGGAAGATAAAGATAAGGAATAACTATGGTATCAGAATCAGCTAGATATTATCAGACTCATCCGGCAGCAAGGGAGCGCAAGAAGAAATATGATACTCGCTTTGAGTCTTCACCTACCCAGAAGGCTAAGCGTAGGGAGTTGGCTCGTCATAATGCCGAACACGACAAGAAGTATGGGGCAGCATCCCGAAGGGGTATGGATGCTAGTCACACGAAATCAGGAATTAGATATAAACCATCATCGGTGAATCGTGGTTCCAAGACGGATATGGCTGGAGATAGAAGAGCTAGGGGCGGTTGCTGATAGTGATTGCCGGAACATACGGAAAGAATAAGAGGGAGTGCTCACGCATTCCCTCTTCCGTTATCAACAATCTATTAACCTTAAACAAAAACCTTTAGCCTATGAATTTTAATTTCAAATCAATAAGATCAAATGAACAAAATATTTCTAAGAACCCATTAACCTTCCTCCTCAGACATCTGCTTCAACTTCTCTGTAAGCGCATTTGTAATTTCACGCTTATCTTCAAGAGTGACGGTCTGCAGCTTCGGACAATTAAACTCCAGCATCTTGATGAAGGTGCTGACCTTATCCTTCGGCTCGCATTTGTACCATGCAGCCATAAAATCATCCCAAGCATCTCTAGTGAAGTCGGCACACAGCTCACGAAACTCCTTCTTGATAGGAGACTCGTAACCTTTCTGCTTTCCGCCGGATTTCGCCCGACCTTTCTCGAACTGACCTTTTGAATTTCTGTCTGTAGCCATATCCTTCACTAAATATGATGCAAAGGTACACACAATCCTGCACATAGAAATCTTATCTATTAACTTTTTGGTGCTAAGTTAATGGATAAGATGCTTATATAATAAGGTATAGTTATCTTTGCTGCAGTTTAAACGTTTAAAATAAATTTTTATGTTAGGATCTTTAATCGGTGCAGGACTCGGTGTTGCAAGTAGTATCTTTGGTGGCATATCAGCCCGAAAGGCAAGACGAAAGCAGGAGCGGATGCTTGCACAGCAGGAAAAGGAAAATCAGGCATGGTATGATAGGAAGTACAATGAAGACCCTACCAAGCGTGCCGATACCGTAAGACTGCTCACTCAGATGCAGGAGCAGATCAAGAACAGAAACAAGGCTGCTAGGGGCAGACAAGCGGTGATGGGCGGTACGGAAGACTCCACCACAGCAGTGAAGGAAGCGAACAACAAGACTCTTGCTGACACGACCTCACAGATTGTGGCTGCAAACGAGTCTCGCAAGGATGCCATCGAAGGTCAGTATCAGGCGAGAAAGGATGCTATTCAGAACAAGAGGATGGGGCTGGAAGCAGAGAAGGCTGCTGGTACTGCTAGCGTGGCTGCTGGTGTTGCCGGAACTGCTGCCAATATCGCTTCTACCATTGATAGCGGATTGAGCGGTGCAAAGAAGGCTCCGAATATGAATGTGACTCAGGAGCAGTTGAGTGGTATCTCCAAGAATCCTGATGATGTTCTCGGCTTGAAGGCTAAGACTACTGGTCTCCCTTCTGAGGGTGAGCTGAATAGTCTGGGTGCTAAACTTCAAAAGGTAAACGTATAGCTTATGGGATTGGCAGATTATTTACGAACGAACAATGGCTTGAAGACTACACAGAGTGTACTCAACAAGCAGCAGACTGCCGAGGGTATGCTGAACGGCTCTATCCCTATCGTGAAGAAGGAAGAGCCGAAGCCGGAAGCTAAGCAGGAGCCGGAAAAGAAGCAGTTGACCTATGCAGAAATGTATAAGATGCTGAATCCTGCTGATAGTGAATCTCCTGAGCAGAGAGCACAGAGAGAGAAGAACGAGAAGCGGAAGGCTCGTATTGCTGCCCTTGGGGATGGTCTTCGGGCACTCGCTGACATCTACTTCGCCAGCAAGGGAGCCAAGGTGGTACACAATCCTGAGTCGGATATGACTGCTGCCATCAACAAGCGAAAGGCTTATATGGATGCTCAGCGTGAGAAGAATCGGGCGGCTTGGCAGGCTGGCTACCAGAGGGCATTGGCTCTTGATGAGGAAGCGAGAAAGAATAACCTGACTCTCGCTGAGCAGATGAGGTATCACGATAATATAGATAGAGTCAATAGAGCGAAAGTCATGTTAGACCAAATGAGGATATCACAGCAAGATGAATACAATAAGGGTAAATTAAGTAATCAGGAGTTTGCGAACCAAGAAACTGTTCGACATCATAAAGAGCAGGAAAGTACTAGTAAGAAGAATGCCAACGCTAATGTGACTAGAGCACAAAAGGCAGGGAAAAAGAAAGGTGGTTCTTCTAAAGAAAACTATAATAAAACTCTCGCTGGTTTAGCTACTAAAGACCCTAATGGAGTAAGAGCGGTTACTAGGAGTTTGAAACGTGCTGGTGTACCTCAAAATGCACAGACAATAGTAGAGTCTTACAGAACACATAAGGGTTCTTCTTCTAATGGCAGAACACTTCATGGAATAAAATAATTATAATATGGCTACAAGAAAAGAGATTGCACAGAATCAAAAGATTCTATATGATGATGCAGTTGCAAACAATATGTTTCAGGCTGCTGTACCTAGCTTTAAGGAGTTTCAGAAGAGACTCGAAGGTCAGGGGTATCAGAAAATGGTGTATGATAACTACAAAAAGCACAATGTGAGAGGAAAGGGATTTAATAATCTCAATGAGTTCCGTGGTGCCTTTGGTGGTTCTTTCTATGCTGATGAAAATAAAATTGGTGTATCGAATAGAACTGCGGCAATCTTGTCTAGTGCTAATAATGCGGTAAGACAAGCTAAACGAAACATTCAGACCAAACTGGGACAAGCAAAGAAGTTCAATGGTGGCAGGGTTTCTCCACGTCTAAAGAATCCTTTGCAGAATCAGAATATACAGAAGAATGAGTTCAACTACAATTCCACAACTGGCAAGACTGGAACCTATACGACAACAGATGGTGTAGAGTTCGACAACGAGTATGATGCTTCCCAGTATCAGAATAAGTTGGATAAGTATGGAGAAGAATGGAACAATGCAGTTGATATGGGTGTTGTTCCTTCTGAGTTGGATATGGCTGACCCTGATTTGTCTGACACAGATGTTGCTATGCGACAAATGGAGAGAAGACAAGAGTGGCTTAATGAGAATCAAGACAGACGTTCTAAGGAATTGAATGAGTCTATGCACTTGCAGGGTTCTCCTTTTGTTGCGTCTGGTGGAGCAGTTGCTCCTTCTTCATTTAATACAGCTATAAGCAATGAGGCAAACCGCTTGTCTGATGTAGAGTATGGTGCTTATAATACCGCCAAGGCTTATAATCAGATGTTGCGTACCACTCTGCTTCAGGAGTTAAAGGAACAAAAGCAGAGAAATGAAAATGCTGGTTGGTTGAAAGATAAGTGGAATGATGTTTCCAATTATTTTGGTGCGATGTTTAATACCATGCTTGATCCGAAGTTATATTCTCAGGGTGTTATGGATGCAGCTATAGCAAATAATTTGCTACAAGTAAAGAAAGGTATGGAAGATGGAACAATCAAGAAAGGTTCCAATGCTGGAAATGCCGCACAAGCTATGCTTGGTGCTATTCAGCAGCAACAAGGAGAAGCTGCAAAACAGCAGCAGTATGGCACAAAGGCTTATCTGTATGGTGATATGAGCGGTCGCTCCTTAAAGTTTATGGGAGACTTTGCGTTAAGCGGCTGGAGAAATGTTATGACTACTGGTTTTACTAAGGCTGGAGAAAAGGTTGGAGAGAAAATGGCTCTCGGTGCTCTCGGTAAATGGTTTACTAAGAATACTGGTCGTGTGCTCGGTGATATGGCTGGTAGTGCAGCATTGGCAGCAACCAATCAACTTGGTTCTACATATAATAATGTGATAGAGCGTTATGTTGGAATGAATAACGAGAATGGAGGTGTGACCCAAGACAAGAATGGCGATTTGAAGTTCAATGAAGGTGTCAGTCTTGGTAAGGCTATCAAGGATGGATTTGGTTCAGCTACAATAGAAAATTTCTCGGAAATGTTCGGTGAGTATCTACCTGGAGCACCTAAGTTGTTATCAAAGTTAGGGCTTTCTAAAGTATCTGCTTTCTTTGAAAAGATAGGCAATAATGCTTACTATAAATGGTTGAGCAACGCAACTAACAAATCTGGAATCCAAGGTGTGATGGCTGAGATTTCAGAAGAGGAGTTTGGTACTGCCCTTCATGCAGCATGGGGTGATGGAGACGGAAGTTGGAGTGACTTCAATGTCTTTACGAATCCTGATGCTAGAGAAAAGCAGATTGATACTTGCCTTGGAATGTTCTATTCTGTTGGTTTCATGCATGCTCCTAGAACTGCCATTGGTGCTATAAATGCTGTGCTATATTTCAATATCAAACATCAGGTTGCCAAAGCAGATAAGTTCGGTCAGATGATGTTTAATGATAAGTGGGAGGACATCAAAAGCAAGATTGATGTAACAACAAATGCAGACTTGACTAAAACCGTCTTGGATGCTACTCGCTCAGACTCCATGACTGCTAAGCAGAAAGGTGCAATTATTAATTATGCTATGTTCCTAAGCAAGCTTCGTGGATTCAATCAGGCATCAGATGCTAAGACAAAAGACAAGGTTGAAGAAGGTGAAACGGCTCCAACATTATCCAACGACCTTGATGATGCTTATACAGAAGGTCACAATGCTGATGATGCAGACAAACACAATATCCAGTTGGAGCAGAACGACAAGGCGAATGAACTTGCAGCCATGTTGCATATTACTCCAGAGCAACTACATGATATGGCAGATGAAGACTTGGAAGCTATGACTGGTCAGGATGATGAACTTGACAAGGCTATCTATGACTACCAAGTATCAACTGCCAAATATCAGGGTGTGATGGATGGAGCACAAGACGAAGTTGATATGGCAGCACATCAGGCGGCTATGGAAACTGATAATATGACTGACCTGAGTCGTGGAACCGTCCGTAAGGCAACCATCAAAGCAACTGGTGGCTTGGAAGACTACGAGGTGTACATTATCAGTGGTAATATCGCTACTCATGATGATGGTTCTATTGATGTAGGCAATAGCGATGATATGATTATCTACTACGACCCGACAACTGGCAGAAAGGAACACGCTGATGCAATGATGTTCGCTGATCTCATAGAAGAACTCCCTGCTGCTGGTGTGAAAGCTCAGGCGGTAGCTGATGCGAAAGAAAATGCTATCAAGAAGATTGCTGGCATCGTTGATGGAACCATTGATGTTGGTTCTCAGTTCTCTGTTACTGATTCAGATGGTACAGAACATACCTATGAGGTGTTGGCTGATAATGGTGATGGTACTGCTATGATTACTATTGATGGTAATGTACCTACAGAACTTGTCAATGGTGAGAATGTACAGATACCATATTCGTTTGCTGACTTGCAGCAGTTAAAGGATGCTGAGGATTTGAAGAGACTGAAAGCTGCCAAGACTGAGCGTGAGCAGATGGAGAAGGAACGTGCTGCCCAACAGACTGAGCAGACTCTACCTTCATTTGACTTTAAAGAAATCCTTAACGACAATGGTAATGTTGTTGAAGCAGATGTGATTGGTAAGGATGGTAATTCAAAGTTTCCTAACTCTAAGATATTTCTTATCCGTAATACTGGAGCGAAAGCTAAGGTTGTTGAATTGAAGAGTGATGGTACATTAAAATCTCATGCTGTCAATAAAGAAGATGTGCAGACTGCAACTTCTATGTCACTTGAAGAATACAAGCAAGCTAGGTTTGGCTCCTCAATGATAGAGGAGAATAGTGGTTCAATAGAGGCTGATAGAGGTGGAATAGAGGTTGAAGATAACACTCAGCCTTTATCGGAAGCTGATGCTGACAATGTAATCGCCCAGATGGAATCTAGTGCAGAGGTCGCTCCTGAATTGGAACTTACACCAGACAACTGGGTGGTAGAGTTTGGTGAAGATGGAATCGTATCTACTCCTATCGGTGATGTGAAGATGGGAGAGAATCAGGTGGCTAAGTTGTTTGAGAAAGGTCGTTCCAAGGAGTTTGGTATGATTAAGCCAACGCTTACAGATCCTGATGTGATAATCGAAGTTCCTTCTCATTCTGCTGATGGCAATGAGGAACGTTCATCATCTTATCTGTTCATCAAGACTTTCTTGGGTAAGAATGGAGAGAAAGTGTACTATTTCAAGTCTGTAACCATCAAGAAGGATGGTCTTGAAATCAGCATTAGCAGTCACTATGACAGAGCAAAGAGAGTAAAGGAGACATTAATGAAAGGGAAGTTGCTATATCGTAAGAACGATGGCGCACAGACCGAGCAGAACCAGCCTTCTGCTTCTGTGACAACTTCCCAAGAGGATGCTGCTGGCTCTTCTGAGAACAAAGATACAAACATTTCTGCAAATAGCAATGAAAATAATGAAAGTTTAACATTTGAGGATGGTACTCCTATCCCAGTTGATGAGAATGGTGAGACTGATCTTAGACAGACTGATGCTGCTCATGCTGCTGAGTGGTATGACAATAACCTCGGTGAGGATGCAGATGATTGGCTGGATGGAGAAATCAAGAAGGCTAAGAAAGCATTGGAGCAAGCAAAGAATAAGAAGTTGACTGGTACAAAACCTTCTGAGTTGGTTGCAAGCAAGAAGGAGAAGGAAGCTGCCATTGCTGATGCCCAAGCACATTATGACTCTGCAATCTCTATCCGTGATTCGTTGAAGGAAAGAAGAATTGCTAAGGAAGAGAATACTGCTGATGGCAGAAAGAATCTCATTGAGAAGGCAAGAAGAAAGTTCTCTCGCTTGAAGAGTGCGGTAAAGGATGATGCAGAGGCAGTATCTCAGCTATACAAAGATGTTGTCGGCTCTCTCCTGCATCGTCTGTATGATGGCACTGGCATTGATGTGACTGATACCATTCCGCTTACTGCCGAGGAATATGTGGCTAGCAATCTCGGTGCTCACTCTATCAACTATGAGGGAACTGAGACAAGCAAGGGTGTAAAGCAGGAAACTGGATTGAGCAGAGAAGACTTTGCCAAGACTCAGCTCCTCGCTGCTGATGGCAAGGGAACTACCATTGATGATCTCGTACATAGTCTGTGGGAGAATCGTCCATCCAACCTTGAATCTCTCGATACTCAGGATATTCGCAATGCCCTTATTGGTTTGCTCAATAGCGGTTTCAAGGCTTCGGAAGCTAGAAACTATATTGAGAATCTCCGTATCGCTCAGGCTGAGAACATTCTTGAAGAGCAGAAGAAGGCGGCTGACAACGCAGCATTCGCTGAGGAGAATAAGGCTGAATCAGAACAACAGACAGAAACGGCTCCTGAATCTGAGGAGAAGACAGAGGTAGATAGCTCTGATGAGATTAATGATGAGGAGAATGAGCAGACAAATGCTCCTGAGCAGAATAAGTTCCCTGAAAAACTAAAGGAGGGGAGTAAGACTATTGAAGTTCCTGAGGATGCAACGGACGAGAAACCTTTGGGTGAACAACGTACAAAATCACCTTTCTTAGTTAGAGAAAATGGCAAGCAGCAAACAGAAACCGAGAGTGATGCTGATGTTGAGAAGAATAAGGTGGATGATATGAAGGTCGTGGACAATATCGTGGGCGAGAAGACTCGCAAGACCTTAGAAAAGATAGCAAAGATAATGGGTGCTAATATTCAATGGCTGTACTCTAATAAGCAATTCAATGGAAGGTTTGATGAAAAGACTAATACTATATATCTTACATTGGATTCTTCCATTACAGAAGGCGTTCAGTTCATTTTCGGTCACGAAATGACTCACGAAATGAGAACAAAGAATCCTGCTGCTTATGGTGAGTTGAAGACTCTTGTAAAGGATATGATGGGAGAGGATGCTTTCAATAGTGAGACAGATAAGATACAAATACGATACAAGAAAGGTGGTGCAAGGTATTGGAATGACAGAAAAGCCATTGAAGAAGAGGTTGTCGCTGACCAGTTGGGTATTTGGATAAGAGACGCAAACTATGCTCATACTCTCTTGCTCAAAATGTCTCATCCTTTGCTTGCAAGATTGCATGAGATAGTCAATAGCTTCCTGATGGCTCTTCATGGAACGGAGTTTTCTGATGATATGCGTCTGATTCTCCGCTCCATCGAACAAGCCTACGTGAAGACTGCCAAAGGTGAGGTGACAAACTCCGAGACTGGCGAGGACGTTTCCTTCTCTCTCCGTCAGAAACCTGAACCTAAGAAGAAGGGTCTCGGCTACAAGGTGTTTGTGCTAAAGGATGGCAAACTCTATCCACCTATGGTAGCGAACCCTGATGGTGCTGCTACTCCAGTTGGTGTATGGCTCGATGCTGATGCGGCTCCTATCGCAGGAGAAAGCAAGACTGGCAGACCTCAGGTTAAGCAGGGCGGCAAGGGAACACAAGGCGGTAGCGGTAAGCTAGCCTATAGACCAGGCTGGCATCTTGGTGTAGTGCCTTACGCTATCCAGTTCAACCGCAAGGATGCTGAGGGCAACAAGACTCTCTTCCCTAAGAACTTCGTCTTCGCTGAGGTGGAGTATGCTGCTGATGTTGATTATCAGGAGGAAGCTCGCCAAGAGGGTATCAATCCATCCGGCAAGTATCAGCATTCACTCGCTGGCTTGAAGCATCTGCCTACTGATGGCTATTATATGTATCGTACCAACCCGAACCCTGAGACTGACCCTTGGGTGATTACTGGTGCGATGAAGGTGAACCGTATCTTGACAAGAGCAGAGCAAGCTGACTTGGTAAGCAAGGCTGGTCGTGAACCTCAGCAGATTCAGAAGGGCGATATTGTTACTGATGATGTTGTGAATAGCATCAATCAGGAGATAGCTGATGCTCCTAAGTTCTCCATCAAGACCTATCACGGCTCCCAAGCATCATTCGATAAGTTCTCTATCCGTTTGAAGTCTGCTATTGAAGATACAGAAACAAACCCATCTGATGCACAGAAGGAGAGTGGCAACTACAAGAAGGGACACATCAAGTTCGGTGGATATGATTACACTATAGAAAACCCAAAGGGTTCAACTCGCTCAGGCAAGGATGCTGATGGCAAAGAATGGAAAGTTACCATGCACGATACCTATGGCTATATCCGTGGCAAGTTTGGTAAGGATGGCGATCATCTGGATATGTTTATCAACGACAAGGCAGACCTTGATAATTGGAATGGTGATGTGTTTGTCGTTGATCAAGTGAATCCTGATGGCTCGTTTGATGAGCATAAGGTAATGTATGGCTATGACTCCATGGATGATGCCAAAAAGGCTTATCTCGCCAACTATAGCGATGGTTGGCAAGGTCTTGGAAATATTACTGGAGCAAGTAAGGATGAGTTCGACAAGTGGCTTGATACGAGCAACCGTAAGCTAAAGCCATTTGCAGACTATGCTAAAGTAAAGTTCTCGTTGAAGGATATAAAGCCAGTTGGAATTGGTGCTTTCGGAAATATATACAATCAGTTCCGTGGCAATGCCAAGGCTGCAATCGAGTTCTTGAAGAAGGTTCGTGGTGGAGAAGCTGTTGGTGCTCTTCATCATAAGGATATTGGCGATATTGATTTGGTATGGGGCAAAGAAGGAACTGGACATAGTGATGGCTATGGTCTTTCTAAACTTGTGAAGTATCATCCTGAGGTTCTTGATAATTTGCAGGAGATTCTCAATGATATGCGTGTAGTTTCAAGCAGTAAGAATCGTGTAAACTTGGAAAGTGAAACCCATAAGGCTGGTGTTCGTCTTACTTGGGATGGAGAAAGAAAATCTTGGTTGTTGACTGCATTTAAAAAGGAAACTTCGGCAAGCGACAAGAGGACAGACACTGCCGCTACTTCGTTGGAAGGTGACACCGCTCTCTCCCAAACCGAAGGTTCTGCTGCAAAGATAGACAATTCTTCTGAAACTGCCAAGGAAAATGGCGAAAAGTTTTCATTGAAGGATGAAAAAATCAAAAGTGTTGCAGAAAAGTTTGGAGTAAATGAGGATGATGTTGCTATGTATGCGAATGCAGTTGAACGAGGTTCTACTGCTGAGGCAGCACGTGCCAGAGCAAACATCAAACGATATTTATTGCAGGCAAATGAAGACAAGATTTCCTCATTTAAGGATATTATTAAGTACACCAAACCTATAAATGAAGCCTTGAAAGAGAACTTTGGTGACCTTGACGCTATGATTGAGGAACGAAGAAAGCAGGTAGAGGCGCAGCGTAATGCTATGGAAGCTGCAAGAAAAAGAGCGCAGGAAGAGGAAGAGAAGAGACAGAAACATCTGGATGAACTCTCTCTGATTCCAACTGATGAACTTGATAAGCGTTATATGGATGCCATTGCTAATAATGATGAATCAACGGCAAGGGAAATGCTTGATGAATCAGCCAGACGTAATGGTTACGGTGACGTTGATAGCGATTACCAAGGTCAGGGAGCGTGGGCTGCTCCATCAAATCCTCAATATGAGTCTGATGAGGCAAGAAGAGCCGACATAGAAAACTCTCCTGATGTAAACTTGGAAGATATTGCATTAGGTTATAACTTGCAGCCTGATGATTATTTCGACAATCCAAGAGCATATATGAACAATACTGCTTATGGATTGGAGTCTGCTCATGTTATAAAGAATGCACTTGATGCCATTAAGAATGGCGAGAAAGATGTTAAGGTTAAGGTTTATCGTGCCGTTCCTACTTCTGTAAAGGAAGGTAAGTTGCGTAATGGTGACTGGGTTACTCCTTCAAAGAAGTATGCTGAAATGCACGGTGATAACAGGTTGGATGGAAAATATCGTATCATTGAAGATGAAGTTCCTGCAAATCAATTATGGTGGGATGGCAATGATGTTAACGAGTTCGGCTTTGATGATGGTAAGGAATACAGATATAAGAATGCCAAGAATAATCGTAAGCTGAATGACCTCATTACTTATGATAATAAGGGCAATGTGATTCCTCCTTCAAAGCGTTTCAATTCTCGCAAGAGTGATATTCGTTTCTCTCTGAAAGAAGAAAAGGAGAAGATTGTGGCTGATGCCAAGGCAAACGGAACCTATATGACTGCTCCTAATGGTGAGAAGACCAAACTGGATGCAGAACAATGGGCAACCGTCCGTACTGCCAACTTCAAGAACTGGTTCGGTGATTGGGAGAATGACCCTGAGAATGCTTCCAAGGTGGTGGATGAGAATGGCGAACCTATGGTGGTTTGGCATGGCAGAAGTGCCGAGTTCAACACCTTTGAGAAGAAGGAAGGTGTCCGCTTTATCATGGGGCTTGAAGACAAGGTGAAGGCTGAAGGATTCTTCTTCTCTCCTGATAAGGGCTTGGCTGAGGAATTTGCATCCAATTCGTATAGACATCGTGGCGGCAAGGCTAACGTGGTTCCTTGCTTCCTGAATATCCGAAGACCGATGGATTTGACTGGCGAAGACTTTGATAGAATCTACGAAGATGTGACTGGCTGGGAGTACATGGTGGGCATGGACACTCAGGACAATCTTTGGGGTATCATGGATGAAGAGGGCATGGCTGACAAGATTAAGGAGAAAGGCTATGATGGAGCCATCTTTGTTGAAGAAGTGGATGATAGCTATGAGCCTACCAAGATTTCCTATTGCGCTCTGGATGCCAACCAAATCAAGTCTGCCGAGAATAACAATGGCGATTTCTCTGCCGACAATAATGATATTCGTTTCTCTCTCGCTGGCGAGCGTGGTGCGGCTGCTGCTGACAAGGCAGAGGAGCGTACCTTCCGTATGGATAATCTCTCTGTGGCTCGCAAGATGGAAGAGGAGAAGAAGGATGCCAAGGCTATCAAGATGGCTACTGGCTGGGAACGTGGTGCTGATGGCAAGTGGAGATACGAAATGCCGGATGCCAAGATCAAGGACACTATGGATGTAGGCGGTGGACATATTGTTAAGCGTTATGAGGATGATATGCTATGGAATGGTGGCAAGCTTTCTAATGTGATTGATGCTCCTGAACTATTCAAGGCTTATCCTCATTTGAAGGATGTACGTATTGAAACGGATGCCATTATGAACGATATGCCTTCAAATGGTGAATATAATGCCAAGACAAACACCATTACCATCCATGCTGACGAGCTGAAATATATGAATAGTATATTGAATCACGAGATTCAGCATGCAATCCAGTCTATTGAGGGCTTTGATAGAGGAGGTAGCCCTAGATTGGTTAGAGGTGAGATTAAGAAGAGATTAGCAGAGGTCACTAAGCAGATTCGCCAGTTGCGTGCAGAAGGCAAGGAAGATGAGGCTAAGGCTATTGTTGAGAAGAACAGAGGTCTTTATAATGCTTATCAGGCGAATGATGATTACAACAGCTACAAGTCGCTTGCTGGCGAGGTGGAAGCAAGAAATGTGCAGGAAAGAATGAACATGACTCCTGAGGAAAGAAGAAAGACTCTCGCTGAATCTACTGAGGACGTGGCTCGCAAAGACCAGATTTTCTTGGGTGTGGGCGATGTGTCCTTCTCTCTCCGTGATATGGCTGACGGAAAGGAGAGTGGGGCGGCTGATATGGCTGAGGACTTGAAGAGTCTGAACACTCCTGGTGAGGTGGATGATGCTATCAATACTGCCATTGATGATATGCCTAGCGGCTGGCAGATGGCTAACAAGAAGATGATTCATATTGCTCAGGCTCTGGGCGAGAACCGCAAGGCTGAGATTGCTGGCGTGGAACCTAAGTTCTCCCTGAAGGATGGCACTCTCATTAAGGCTGGAACCTACTTTAGCGGTGGCGGTCTTGTTGAGGAAGGTTTGAAGGGTATCATCGACCCAGTGGTGGCAGTTGAATATGACGAGAAGATAAGCGGTGTATATCGCAACAACTTCGGGCAGCATATTGTGACGGCTGACGTGAGAGACGTTGATCCAAAGGAATTGGTGAAGCAGATAGATGGCGAGGTTGAGTACTTCCATGCCAGCCCAGTCTGCAAGAACTACTCTCAGGCGAAGAGTAACCACGCTGAGGTGGAACTTGACAAGGAGACTGCTGCTAGTACTGCCGAGTTTATCAATGCCGTGAAACCAAAGGTTGTGACCATTGAGAACGTGAAGGGATATAAGGATTCGGAAGCGATGAAGACTATCACCGATGCACTTGATGCCAACGGCTATACTTGGGATGCAGATGTGTATAACGCTGCTGACTATGGCGGATACACCAACCGAGAAAGATTGATTGTCCGTGCGGTTCGTGATGGCAAACTCCCTGCCAAGCCTGAGAAGATGGCGCACAAGAGTGGATGGTATGAAGCTGTGGCTGATATTATCCCGACCCTGACCGAGAAGAAGAATGGTGTGGCTAACTGGATGGATATTCGCTTGAAGGCAGATGGCATTGACTGGAGAAACATTGACAAGCCATTATATGTGATGGGCAGTGCCTATGCTGACGGAAAGATCCCTCATGCCTTCGCTGATGAACTGCTGCCAACGCTCCGAACCAAGAGCGGTGATGTGATTGTGATGCCGGATGGTAAGGTATATCGTGTAATGGGTAGAGTGCTCGCAAGAGTATCAGGAGTGAGCGATGATTACAAGATGCCATTCTCAGAGAATCTGAGCCATACTATCATCGGCAACGGAATACCAACCCAGTTGACCGAGCATGTTATTGCTCCTCTGCTTACTGGCTCTGACCCTAAGTTTAGCATCCGTACCTATCATGGTACTGGTGCTAGCTTTGACAAGTTCGATTTATCTCATGCCTTGGAAGGCGAGGGAAGTGAGAGCTTCGGGCATGGTGTGTATGTTACCAACTCTAGCAAGATTGGACGTGAGTATGCCCAGAGAGCAAAGAATAGAAAGATGGAAGACCTCTATAAAAATATGCGCTACCCTGATGGGGTGAAGGGCGATATTTTCAAGAGAAGAGTCTTTGGTGAAATGGTGAACGATGTGGCTACTGGCGGTAGTGTGGCAAGTGCCAAGGAGTTTGCTAAGAAACGTGTCGGTGCTGATGCCAACGATATTCAGCGTACCCTTGAAAACTTGAAGGATAGAGAGAAGGGAACAGAATATGAGCAGAACTTGAAGGATAGACTTGCTGAGTATAAGGAAGGTTTGAAGTGGATTGACTCCCTTGATGAGGACTATCTGACTCAGGGAAATGTAAACCGTTATGATGTGGATATTCCTGATGATAATGGTAGCAACTATCTGGATTGGGAAGGAACGATTCCTGATTCCTTGGATAAGCAGAAGGTTGCAGAAGATGCTTATAAGGTAGTATCAGATAATCAAGGTTTCAATGATTTCAAGGCTACTCCTCTTAATGATTTCATTGCTCATACATTGAAGACTTATGTTAACACAACAGATGTGGCTGGAAGAGTTGAGAAACTGAAATCAGATATTAAGAATGTGATTGAGAATTATGTGGCAGATGATGATGTACTTGCTTTAAACGAGTATTTGAAGGATGCTACTCCTGATGATGTACTCGCTACCATCTGGTACAATGACCTAGTTAGAGATATTAAGGATGCTGACCTTGGTGAGGAACTTTATAGAAAGTTGAGTACTTATGTAGGCGATAATGCAGCCAGTCAGATTCTTTCTGATAATGGTCTTGTCGGTATCAAGTACCCTGCTGGCATGATTCATGGCGGTGCAAAAGAAGGCGATTACAACTATGTGATATTCGATGAGAACAATGCCAATATCGTGGGTAATACCCGATTCTCCTTGCGCTATGACCAGTTTGAACACGACCTGAATCAGTGGAAGAAGGATAACAATCTGCCTAAGGATGCACAGCGACCAACCATCCCACAACGCAACGCTGGTGAGAGTGCCGTTGACTTCCTGAGGAGAGTGGACGAGTACCGCAAACAGATGGCTCTGTGGAAGACTGCTCCAACATACGAGCAGCATCTTCTGAGTGATGATACTGCCCTTGGAGAGTTCAACCGAGAGTTGCAGCGTGGTTCTGTGCTCAAACGTATCGCCTTCCAAGATAGTATGCTGGCTATCCGCAAGGCTCAGGAAGCTATCATGAAGGAAGTGGGTGTTGACCGCCTGAACATGGCTGAGGATGCCTATACTGCCGAGAACCGCAGTCACGGCAAGGGAAAGAACGAGTTTGAGGAGTACAACAACGAGTTTCTGCAGCCACTCAGAAAGGCTTATCATCAGATGAAGAAGGTGCTGGGCGATAGCTACGACAACGTGCGAGTCTATATGATGGCTAAACACGGCTTGGAGCGTGATGCTCAGATGGCATTCAAGAAGTCACTGGAAGCTGACTATGAAGATGTGAATCAGAGAAGTGCAGCATACAAGGCATACAAAAACGACTTGGATCGTGTGTCAAATGATGCAGACTTGGAGTTTGGCAGGGTAGATTTCACCACTTGGAGACAGAAGGATAATGCTCTCCGAGGAAAGTACTCTCCATCCTATATGGACTACCGCTACGATGATAACGGAATCGCCTACGATTATTCCGGCTTGTCTTCACTCTTCGATGGTTCAGACTTCGAGGAAGCTGCCCACAGACTGGTAAGAGATGTGGAGACCAAGCATCTTGCCGAGGTTCAGGCTCTTTGGAATGCAACGAATGCTGCCACCAAGAAGATTCTTCGTGATGGCTTCAAGGCTGGAATGATGAGCAAGGATGCCTACGAGTATGTGAAGGGTATGTATAGCCACTACATTCCTCTCCGTGGATGGGATGGCACTACTGCCGACCAAGTCTGGGACTATATCGGTGGCGGCAAGGGTGCGTTCAATCAGACCTTGAAGACTGCACATGGACGAACCTCTATCGCTGATGATCCTATCGCATACATCGAGAATATGGCAGAGAGTGGAATCCTGCTGAACAACAAGAACTGGGTGAAGCAGCACCTGATGCTCTTGGCGCAGAACCATCCAACGTCTTTGCTGACCCTGAGCAAGGCTTGGTATGTGAAGAGTACGGATGCCAACGGCAACGAGGAGTGGATTCCTGCTACACCTCAGATTACTTCTCAGATGAATAGCAATCAGGTGAAAGCTGCCATTGATGCTTTCGAGCAGAAGATGGAGCAGATGGCTCAGACTGGTGATGCTACACAGAAGAGAGACGGATTGAACATAACCTATCCTCAGACTCACAGTGAGGAGAGAGAACATGAGGTAAGAGTGATGAAGGATGGCGAGGAGTATGTTATCTATGTGAATGGTGACCCTCAGTTGGCTCAGGCGATGAACAATACCAGAGCACACCGAGTAAGAGAGATTCAGAGCGGCAAACTGGATAGGGCTGCTGCTTGGTTGGGAAGAAAGATGGCTGCTGCCTACACTAGTCTTTCTCCTCTCTTCATCCCTTCCAACTACTTCCGAGACCTGACTATGACTCTGGCTTCTACCGCTATTCGTGAGGATGGCAGATACAATTATCTCCTCAGAAAGAATCTCGCTACCTCTTGGAATCTCGGTTTTATGCTGAGAGACTATCAGAACGGCAAGTTGAGAGAGAAGGTAAACAACGGAAATGCTACGGCAAAGGAACAGATGTTCTATGACTTTATGATGAATGGTGGCGAGACTGGCTTTGTCTCTTCGCTTGATGTGGAAGACTTGAAGAAGAAATTCAAGAACGACTTGAAGGATTTGGATAGATGGAAGGCGAACCCAGTAAAGGTAGGGCACACCATTATGGATGGCATTGAGTTCCTGAACAGAATGATTGAGGATAGCAACCGATTTGCGGTCTATATGACTTCCATCCAGTATGGTCGCTCCATTGATGAGGCTGTGAATGATGCCAAGGATGTAACCCTGAACTTCAACCGCAAGGGTACTGGCGAATACGGCTGGCAGATGATTAGAAACCTCTATCTCTTCATCAATCCGGCTGTACAGAGCTTGCAGACCTTGGGTGCGCTTACCAAACATCATCCTTTCAAGTTCACGGCTGTTACTGCAGCTTGGTTGGCGAGTGGTGTGCTGGTTCCTATCGTTAACGCTGCCTTGATGAGTCTGTTGGGTGGTGATGATGATAAGGATAAGTACTGGCAGTTCACCAAGTGGGATAGACGAAACAACCTGATTATGTGGATTCCGTTTACCAACGAATATGTGAAGATTCCGCTTGCTCAGGAGTTCCGCGCCTTCTACGGAGTAGGCGATATGATTGCTTCCAAGATGATGGGTGGCGAGCTGGCAGAGGAAACTTGGAGCCAGTATGCAGAAGACTTGCTCGGTCAGGTAGTGGATATGCTTCCGCTTGATCCAACTGGATATGATGGCAATATAGCAGTCAGCCTGATGCCGAACCCTATCCGTCCTGTCTTTGAGTTGGCTTTCAATGTTGATTTCACTGGCAAGCCATTATTCAAGGAGACAGAGTACAACAAGTATGACCCGAACTTCAATAAGGCATACGTGGGCACTCCTGATTGGTTGGTGCGAGTATCGAAGATGGTTAACTCAATCGGAAATGACTATCCTGATGTACAGCAGAATGCCATAGATGCTTTTGGAGACCCAAGATACAATCTGAACAACCCAGCGGTGGTTGATCACGTCTTGTCTTCTTATCTCGGTGGTGCATACACTATGGGAAGTCAGGTGCTCGGTGTCCTCACCAAGTCACTCAACGACCCGAAGGAAATCAAGATGGCAGACATACCATTGGTAAGCAAGTTCGTGAGCAACCCAGATGATAGACCAGTCACCAAGAAGCAGGGTGATGAGTTCTGGAATATGAAGGAGAATCACGACCGAGCAGCCAATACCCTGAGCAAGTTGAAGAAGCAAGCTAAGGTGGATGGCGATTACTCTATACTGGAGCGGTTCTACGGCTCAGAGGAATACAAGCAGTATAAGCAGGAAGATGTGAAGGTGAAGAAGTATGAGGAAGACAAGAAGAAGGAACGTGCCGAGGAGAGTGGGGAAGAGTACAGACCTCACAAGCTGAATGCCGAGGATATATATAAGGCTCACACTACTCCAAAGGATGATTTCGAGGACTTGAAGCTGAAACAACTCTACACAAAACTGAACGGATTCAAGACTTCCTACGACCTCTTGGTAGATACTGCTCCGAGTCAGAGCGATGGCTACTACAACACCAACAAGGTAGCCATTGATGCCATTGACGAGATTTCCCTTGACAAGCAGGAGATTTCCGAGTTGAAGAAGGGCTTCTTGGAAGATGGCAAGGATGCCTACAATGCCGAGGATATGAAGAGAATTCGTGAACTGAGAAAGCGAATCCTCTCCGTGCTGGAGACAGCCAATAAGGTGGTTGTGGCTAACCAGAAGGCGAAAGCTGAGAAGAAGTAATGCAAATATGACTATCCCCCGAAGGTGCTATTCTTTCGGGGGATAATTGTCTCTAGGCAAGGAATCTGCTTTCAATCCGGCACAAAACACCCTTGATTTGATAGGAAAAAGTTTCAATCTGAAAGTATTAACAAATATTATACTTTAAATTCCCTCAAAATAACTTCGTTTTCAAAAAGTCTCATTATCTTTGATACATCTAAGAACATCTGTTTATCAGATATTTAAATCAACGGTTCAATACCATTAAACTTAAAAACGAAACGCTTATGGATAAAAATGAAAATGAACAACGTGTCAACAGAATGTTCGGCGAGATAGTTAAGCTTATCCCCGAACGCAGCAAGATCAAGACAGATTTGCTTTATTTCAAGTATGCCCCCATACTCGTCATGCTTATGAGATGGTATGGTGTATCTCAGTTCTATGACAACAAGATGGAGATTACTCTCTGGTATGAGGAAAACGAGGAACCTGTCTGGTTCTTCTACTTCATCACCTACATTCTCTATCCTATCTCCTTATGGAAAGGTCAGGTGCTCCACCGATTGTGTGTAGAGTGGCGCATCCCTATCCTCTATACAGCAGGAGTCAACGTGATACATGTGATGTTTGGTTCTATTGTAATCACCAACCAGATGTACTATTGTGATATGTTCCTGATTACACTCATTTTAATTATATATGCTTATGTCGCAATTAGTAAATTACAGCATCATCGAAGCAGGACTTCGTGCTCTTGCTGACAAGGCTCACGAATCAGCAGTAGCCCAAGCAGAAGGCAAGCCTATCCCTTGCGGTCTGTCAGAGAATGATATGGAACTGGTGGTACTCCTTACTGCCATGATGAATGATACCCAAGCCAACAAGGGCTGGTGTGCTCACGAAATGGGGAAGTCTATCTCCTCCTTCGAGAAGTATGTTCACGATGGTAAGATACCTGAGGGCATCCACGACCAGTTCGGTCACGAAAAGAAGTGGAACAAATCGCTCATCAGGTTCTTCGCCAACAAGAAGGCTTTCTTCCGCAAGCAAGCCCGAAAGTATGGCATAAGCATATAGCTTACGCTACACAATTATATATAGGAGAGACCCAATAGCCCCTCCTGTATTTTTACGACCTTTTCCGTAACCATAAATCTTTGCTCATCACACAATTATAGAACCTTTTACGAGTTTATCAATCTCTATTCATGTTATTCGTATCTTTGTGCTCGTAACGTTACAAAGTGAGTATCATTTAGTGTTTAACAAAAAAAGATTTCAGGATAATATGGAAAGTAAAACGTATGTATTCGGAAACGAAGGCTCAACATCCAACAATGGGATGCTCGGTCTTCTCGCACCCCTTCTCCAGAAGCAGGGTGTTGACCCTAATGTCCTTCTTGCCATGAAGGGAAACAATGGTTTCGGTGGCGAAGGTGGATGGTTTATGTGGGTAATCTTCCTCTTCTTCCTCATGGGCTGGGGTGGTAATGGATTCGGTTTCGGCAATGGTCGTGGTGGTCTTGCCAATGAGATCAACAATGACTATGGTCGTGGTCTCCTGATGGATGCCATCGGTGGCAACCGCAATGCACTCAGCAATTTGGCTACTCAGTTGAACTGCACCGAAGGTCAGATTCAGAGTGCCATTTCTGCCTTGACCTCTCAGGTTCAGAGTGTAGGTAATCAGGTTGGTATGAGCGGTATGCAGACCATCAATGCTTTGCAGCAGGGTAATATGCAGATTGCTCAGCAGATTGCGAACTGCTGCTGCGAGAACCGATTGGCTATCTGTCAGCAGACTGGCACTCTACAGAATGCCATCAACAACGTGGCAGTAGGTCAGGAGCGTGGCTTCTCTAACGTGGCTTACGAGACCCAGCGACAGACTTGTGACTTGCACAACGCTATCAAGGAAGCAACAGCAGAATTGAAGGCTGGTCAAACCGCCGCTGAGTTTAGGGATATGCAGGACAAAATCGACCATCTCAGAGAAGAGAATGGTAACTATAAGAGTTCTGCAATGATGAGCCAGATTGTTGGTCAGTCACTCGCACCAGTAAACGCAGCTTTGGCTGGTTTACAGAGTGAAGTCAACGCAATCAAATGCGCCCAGCCAAATACGGTGACCGTACCATACCAACCATTTCAGGCTGTTCCTAATTGTGTAGCTGCTCAGTATGGTCTATATGGCTGCAATGCAGCCGCAAACGGCTTTTGGGGTTAATCTACATCGGTAGATTGAGAGTTCTTTGACTTATTGATAAGAGATTCGTAATCGGATAGATACATCCATCTATATCCCATATAATTATGTTTAGGATTTCTACAACTATCTGCGATATTACCGAAGCTTTTAAAGTTGCACTTAATAGCTGCGTCTTTTAGAGAAGGATAAGTAGCAATCATCTTTCCGTCTTTTAGCTGAACAACTGGGCGACAACTTACTACAGGCTTCCCTTTTCTCGCATTAGAATTTCTCAACCTTGTTATAGGGTTCATCATATTCATGGAGCGAGTACACCAGCGTAAGTTATTTGCTTTATTGTTAGTTCTATCTCCGTCTATATGGTCAATAAATGGATAACTATTAGGATTCGGAATGAAGGCTTCTGCTACTAATCTGTGAACCAGCTTTGTAGTGTTAACGCCAGTGTTGGTACAAAAGCGAACCCTTACGTAACCATTCGGACTTATGCTAGCAGTTAACAAACGTTGTTTGGTATAATACTTTGCATTATTTCCTCCTTCTACGTAATGAGACAAAGATGCAATTCTGCCAAATGAAGAAATTGCATAATACCCATTTGTCCAATCTATGATTCGCCACTCCTCACCATCCAAGGTGATACTTTTAAGAAATTCTTGATTGTTCATAATTGTCAACTATTTAAGAACGTGTCAACTTGAAAAATGGGAAGAGGCGTTGACATACCTCTTATCAATGAGTTAATTACTCTCATCTATCCCGATGCAAAGTTACTAATTAATTTTTAAATACAGAAATTATTATGGCATTAATTTGGAATAACCCTTTCGTTTGGGTAAATAAAAGAGGCTCGGCAGCTATCGCTTCTACTGGCGTGAAGGTGAATACTTCCAATGTGGTGTTCACCTTTAAAAACCACGCCTTCGTGAATGCCAACTACAGAGGAACGATTTTCGTAAATCTGAAACAGGCTATTCCGACTGGAACGACTGGTACGCTGCCTATCCTTTTCGAGACCAACGGCGCAACCCAAGCTGTAACCAAATTCAATGGTGATGCTTTGACGGTTGCAGACGTGCCGGGAACTGGAGTGGTTCAGCTCTGGTTTGAGAGAGACACTAACACCCTTCAGCTTATGACGGGTATTGTTTAACAAACAGAATAGATAATAGGAGATTACATTATGTTTCAAGGTTTAAGAACAAATTCTTTATTCTATGTCCTCGACAAGGGCGAGAACCCGAGCTTGCGGATCGGTCAGGTTGTTTCGGTGAGCAACCCTCAGACGAGATACCCTTCTTTCAATAATGGCTTCACTCCTCAACCTATGGAGACAGTGGTTGATGTGAAGGTGAAGATCAATGACGAGGAAGTGGATTTCAAGCAGCTACCTGCCAACGGACAGATAGCCAACGATAAGAATCTTGTGGTAAGCGATAGCAAGGATGCCATGAGTTCCGAGGTTGATGCAATGCTGAGACAATCCAAGGCGATACTGGAGAGCGTAGATTACCACGAGAGAGTCGTAAAATCTTGCGAGGGAATGCTACTGCAGCTCAACCCCCAGATAGCCAAGGAGAAGGAACAGACCGAGAAAATCAACAAGCTGGAAGGCAAGGTTTCCGGCATTGAGGGCAAGATTGACAAGATGATGGGATGGCTCCAGCAGAGCATCAATAAGTAATCTCCTATCTATTCACTTTAATATCTTATGATTATGGTAATGATTGAGATTACAGAAGATAAGTTCGATGATTTGTATGACAACATCGAGTCTATGCTTGGTTTTGGCAGCAAGGCTATGTCTTGTCTGAAAAAGATGAAGCAGGAGCGTATGGGTGAGCGTATGCCTGATTATCGTGACGATTGGAGAAGAGAGCGTGAGGAACGTGAAGAGCGTGAAAACAGACGTAGATTCAACAACGTGAACGATGATTGGAACTACCCGAACCGCTATGGTGAAAGAGGTGGTGGCGGCTACAATGGTGGCGGTCGCTAGTGTTTAACTTGGGAGTTTGGTAGCGGCACTATGTCGGAACCAGACTCCCATTAATATTCAGCAATATGGGAAAATGCAGAATGCCATTGGATATGTATGACCTCAAACCTGAGGCAATGGTTGCCTATCTCAGATACAATGGCTATCATTTCAGCAAGAAGATGTGTGAGTGGGCGGTGAAGCAGATGTATAAGTACGACCCTTCCACCAAGCGTGATGTTGGTATCTCGTTTTGGGATAAGGAGAAGGTGGATGCCCTTCTGCTCGGTCAGGGAATTGAGGTGAAGAATAAGATAGGCTACGACCATGTATATGTGGCGAATATGGCTAGGGCAGACTTCTACAAGTCTTCCATCAAGGATGAGGAGCAGCTAGCTCAGTTCATCAAGGATATGGTGGATGATGCCGACCAGAAGGATGGCTTCATCTTCAACCGATTCTATGCCGACTGCTGCCACAACGGAGTGCCTATTCCTTGGGAAGATGTGTTATGATCAGAAGAGTAATACAACTCCCGAAATACGACTGGAGCATAGTATGTTTCATAGGTTATCAGCCGGATGATGCCGATGAGATATGCTATGCTCTTTCTGATATAGGATGCAGCGGCAATCCGTTATCAGAAGCATATAAGCATCTATCTTTGTCGAGTGGGGATAGGGGGCTGACCTATTCCAACCTAGCAGAAAGAAGGAGTGTTCTTGCCATTGGTAAATGTGAATCAGATGGCAGCATCATCAACACAATAGGTCATGAGCTTCTTCATGTGGTAGCGCATATCTGTGAGCAGGATGGAATAGATATGCTGAGCGAAGAACCATGTTATATGATGGGTAGTTTGTGCGAGCAGTTCTTCAAGGTGTATTGTTGATATGTATGGGAAAGAAGCTTGCTATTTGCTAGGTGGATTGGTGCAGGCTTGCTACAGAAGAAAAGGGTGAATCTTTCGACTCACCCTTCTTCTTTATATATAGATGCCTTTACTTACATAGGAAATAAGTATTTCTATATTTAAATTGTAAGTAAAATACTTATTGACTTGCTCACCTCAACAAAACTAAGTATCTTTGCAGTGTAATCAGATGATTACCTCAGCCATAATGTTTAGGAGTGAGGTGGCGGCTCCAAATAAATTAATATATTATGAATAATATAATACTTAAAGGCTATTTCAAAGATGCAGAATATGATGCTATCTTCAAATATGCTAGGTTTCTTCCTGAGTCTGATGAGCCTTACATCTTTGAAAGAAGTACTAAAATGCACAACCTTATTCTTTTGAATGGAAGAGACTACACAAATGCTACAATAGTATTAGGAGAATCTTAAAAGAAAAAAGCTAGGTAGATTTAATTCTTCCTAGCTTTTTTGTTATTTATGAAGTCTGCGACTTAGAGTTCAAGACTCATTTATTAATTCATCAAACATATATGCCCAATTATGAGCTATAAAGTTTTGTCTATTTACGTCTATCGGAATAATTGAGGAATCTCTGATATTCCCTCTAGGTCCTTCTTTCCAGCCAGCTTTATCTATACTTCCATTTATTCCATATCTCACTCTACAGCCTGTTGGACTTTCAGAACAATGAAGTACAACTTGTTCTCTGTAAACTTCAACAGAAACCAAAATGTCTGTTTTATCTTTTTTAATGACATTATATCCAAAATTATCCCCTACTTTTGTTACAGTTTCTGTATCAACAACTAAAGGAAGTGATGGAGTATTGTATTTTATTACAATATCATTTCCTGAAACGGAGATTTCTGACGGAACAACACCTTTAGAGAACCTTCCCTCTGTATAGTTTAATATAGCATTGCCATAAAAATACCCGGCAACCTTTTGCCAATATCCTGTTATGTGAATGTTTTCATTATAAAAATCCATCCAATAAAATGGAGTGGCTGCTATAAACATATCATTGTCACGGATAAGCTGCATTTGTGATGTTGGAACTTTAGTCCTAAAAGCATTAAATTCATCATTAGTTTTACCTATGTTAAGTTGGTTTGTTTGATACAGTACTATTGGAATATCCTCTACTTGGTTCGTGATAGCCTTTATGTCCGTATTCAAGTCAACTTGAAGTTGCGCTAATAACTCTTTGTACTGCTGTGTATGTGGAACCAAGTCTGCTTCTCCTTGTATATAAACTACAGCAGGAACTTTTACTATATTATTTCCCTTTTCTTTTGCATTGTCATATGCGAGTTTTATCTTTGCAAGGAATGATGCATATAACTCCTCTCCCTTTATAAATTTGAGTATAGAGGTAGCACCAAGCCCATAACAAAAACTGCATATTTTTGTAGCTAATTGCTTGTAATTTAAATTATGAGTGTTACAGAAAGAAGAAATCAAACCTTCTTGCAAGCCATAATATGCCAACTCAACTTTACTATCAGCATTTATAGGCACATCATCGAGATTTTCATCAACTTGCAACCCTTTATATTTTATTTCCTTAGTTATATGAGGATATGCTTCTCCTCCAACAGCTAAAGACTGCCCATATATTGGGCATATTAACACGTCTGAGTCATATATCTTAAAAGTATTATTTTCTTCTATTTTTTGAATTTTAAGGCAATTTTCAGATATAACTTCCTGTGTGCTCTTAGAAGGAACACCATACACTTTGAAATCACCATTAGCAGTATATCTGCTGATGAATAGATATTTAGCTTCCTGTGGAACATAAACTTTCTCCATAGAAAACTGTTTCTTCTCTCCTCCTGTAAGTGCTTTCAAATTTTGAGACTGATATATTGAGTTGTTGGTATCAGAAAAAGCATACTGAACTGTGCTTGTTGCAAATCCAACTTTTCCATCAAGTATAACCTTTCCTCCAGCGTATGCTGAGACGTTATAAATATCAACAGAGAACCTTGAATCATCAATATTATTGATTTTCCCTAAATTGGTGATATATGCTTTTTGTATAGTTGATTCTGTGGGCATTATACCATATCCAGCGTCAACTTTACTTTTTACTGAATATACTTGTGGTTTGTCAAGTCCCGCCTGTGTAGAAACTATGTTCTCTAAATATAGATAAGAAGCCTTTTTTGGCACTTTTACTATGTGCTCAAATTTTCCTATACCTTTTTGAGTATATCTGTTATCCAATCCATTCCAAACATTATCAATATCGGAGAACATATACAGAGTTGTATTTAAAGAGACACCACCTGTTCCCTTTATCATTATAATATCGGGCAATGTGCTCACATTATACTTGTATATTTTATATTTTACATCATCTAATTTGCCAGCTTGCCCTTTGTCGGTAATAAATGAACTCTCTATTACTTCCGATGGAGCAATTAATTTGTCTGCTCTATATAAATCATTACCAACACTAATGTTTTTTGATAAAAAAGCATCTAGATATTTTTCTTTTGAAATGGCTGAATAAGTTGTTTTTAATATTGCAGTCTCTTCCTTTTTAATAGAAAATCTAACAGTGCATCCTCTAATGACAGCAAAATTCACACCAGATTTGCTACTCTTAATATTGAAACTTGCAAGCAAGTTGTGATGCTCATCATCTGTATAATAACAAACATTACTTAATCCTGATGCAAATCCATCAAATGTTGTTGTTATGATGTCTAAACTTGAATTATTTTGTGTTGTTATATAATCAGTAGTCTTATAATTTAAATTATCGCCTAATTCTCCATATTTATTGAGGATTTTTCCTTCATTTAAAAATTCCAATTTTCTATCCTGTACAGGATAAGTCTCAATAGTCTGGACTATTGAGTTGGCATATAAGATTGTGTTTATTAATTCTTGTTTGGAATCGTCATAGAATGATTCTACAAAATGAATATCTGAATTGGACTTTTTAAATGTAAAGTAGCCGGTAAAACCTACTGGTATTGCAATACAATTCTTCCCTAAAAGAGTATCTGCCTTTCTTATATTGTTTTTGCTATCAACGATAAGGATATTTTGGAAATTACCATATACATCAGTCCCATAAAACTCAAAATTAGCATAGAGATATATGATTTTTGTTCCAGATATATTTTCTACTTTTAATGTATGAAAAGTTGTAAACCCTTCTTTTGTTATGACTTCTTCTTTTTGAATTATAGTATTATCCATAAAACCCTCGGTAACATCCATAATGTTCTTTGGGTTCTTGAATACCAAGAAATTTATAAACCTGTTTGATAAGTTACTAAGGCTGTCACTAACAATTTTTTGTGACATCACCTTATCCTCAGCATTACCTGATTTTTGGGCAATATTCTCCTTGTTGAACTTCTTGTTTGCAAGTTCATCAATGGCTCCCTGCGCTGTTACAGAATCAAGACCACTCTCTGTATTTTCGTATGTTACTGCTGAGGCTTGGCTTGCACCACCACTTGCGGAAATACCCTTGATGGCTTCCTCCATCTGAGTACTGCGAGTCTGCAACAATGAAATATCACCATCGTTGGCGGTGATTTGCTGCTGCTTATCGTTAATCTGAGACTGGAGGTCTGTGTCCTTCTCTTTCAGTTGCTTGACAGACTTATCTACATCTTGGATCATCTGACTTAAATCCTCAGGGAGACCAGTGGCGGCTTGGATGGTTTTGCGAAGCTCTGGGTCGAACTTCTCAATGCCAAGCGTATCGTCTGCTACCTTTTCATTTGTAACTGAGCTATCCTTTATTTTCTCCGTAGTTACAGATCCGTTGGCGAAATGTTTGGTCTCCAAGGATGCCTCGCGAACTACTCTGCCATCAACCGACTGGTTGCCAAGTTTCGGGTTTGTAATAGCTCTCTCCTCTACCTTCTCTGTAGTTACGGCTCTATCGTTCAGCTTCTCGGTGATGACAGACTCATCCTTAATCTTATCCGATGTAACCGCATTAGGGGAGAGTTTGGTATTGTCAACTGCGCCATCATTCAACTTATCCGTGGTTACTGCCTTATTGTTGATTTTTTCGGTCTCTACGGATGAGTCGGCAAGTTTGGAGGTGGTGATGTTGGCATCTGCTACCTTGTCGGTGGTGACGGATGCGGAATCCAGTTTGTCGGTGGTTACCGATTCGTTCTCCAATTTCTCGGTAGTTACGGCTTTGTCGGCAATCTGCGTAGTTCCGAGTTGGTCGGTCTTGTTGACCTTCTCGTCAATAAGCTCCTTAGCAGATTTGCCCGAACTCTCATCCTTCACATACTTAGTGTATGTCAAGGTCTCATCGGCTCTTCCACTTACGAGCGTGTTGTTGTATTTTACTTCTTCTGCCATATTATTTTAATTTAGCGTTATATGTATATTCTCCTGCTTTCAACTCATCTGACCAATAATAGTATATATCTCCTACCTTAGTAGAGTTGAGATTTGCCGTGAGCCCTGACTGAGTGAAGACAACAGGAACACGACTGGCAAACCAGATATATGGCTTATCCTTGGTGGTGGTGATGGTGATAGACTTATCAACCATGTCACCCACAATCTTGGTCAGGTCATCCATATTGAACTGGCACATGTTCTTGGCAGAGGTTGCTCCGTAATAGTAGATATTATCATCGCCATTCGCCATGATGCTTACGTAGCCTGATACGGCTGGAATCTCAATCTTGCCATCCTTGTAAGCATCTCTTGTGATGTCGGCTCCATCCATGACTACTTTCACTAAACCGATATTGAATCCTTCGGCAGGAGTAAGAGTTGCCTCAAATTTCTCACCCAACTTCAATGTGGCAGGAGTAGAGGAGAGGGTAACATCATCCAGAGAATAGACGAATGTACAATCAGACTGATTCTTGGTGACCATATAATATCGAAGGTCGAACATTCCAACCGTCTCACCTTGGAAGACTCCTACTGGAACTTTCACCCTTTGATTGGTCTCTATGATCTGCAAGATGTTTCGCTCCACACTCTTCATCGCATAACCCTCATAAGTCCACGAAACGGCTACATTGTAATTTCCGATTTCCAAGGTGGATGGAATATTGCATACCAGCACATTATGCTCGATGCCACCGATAGAAGTAGGAACGATGATGGAATCATCGAAGCAGCATTGCAGTTCCACCTTGATATCGGATGCTTGTGTCATATCAAAGTCAACCAAACGATTGAACTCCTTAGACATTTCCATCTTCCGTACCAAGATATGAAGCTTGAAAGCATTTCCTTGTACTATTTTATAAATCATATTTTGACACACATTATTAATAATAGCGCAAAGATAGGCAGAATTTTCTCTACCTATCTCTTATCCATTAACTTTTGGACATTAAATCAAGCCCTTCCATCTGAGGAACTTGCGCTTGCGGCTGCGCTTTCCTCTCTCGCTCTTGCAGTTGGTATGATAGACACAATCACGGAAGAGGTCTCTCGACTTCATATCCTTATCTACCAGTTTTGTCTTCTTGAAAGCCTCGAAGAGTGGGCGGTTCATAATCATCAGGTTGCCCTTTTCCGTAGGTAGGACAAAGTAGATTTCACCCTTGTTCTTCTTGGCTGCATAGTCTGCCTTAGCAGTAGCTTGGCGGTACATAATCTCGCATTTGATGCGCTTGAAAATCTTAGTAATCTTCATAATCGTAATTATTAAAATTGAAACTATATGATGGTTGCTGCCGAAACAGAAACCTTTTTCCTCATTACCCTAGTCTGATACAGTACCATTTTAGGCATTTCCATTTCATTAAAGCAGATATGGAGTCCGATGGCTCTTGTCATGAGCAAATCATCGTGCTTTCCGTCTATGGCTCCGTATGCTCCGTTCTTCTTTCTCTCGTAGGTAAGGAACTCATTCAAGCATCGCTGGTCTCGTTCAACGTATAGATGCTCTCTGACCACCTGAACCAGTACAGAGATAACCATTGGCTTGGTTGCTACATTGGTATGGAATCCGTACTTGCGTGGAACACCTTCCTTGATGTCTGCTTCACTCTGTTTGCGTGCATAGAGATTGTCATATACATCCTTGATTTGATTCAGGATGAACTCAGACTGATCACCGCCTTCCAAGATATGTTCCTTGTCTTTCGTCTCCAAGGTGTTGGATTCAATCACCAAGAGGGCATTATCATAGAACTTGGCTATCTGTGCAGCCTTCCAAGCCAGCAAGTCCATATCAATATGCCCATACCATTGGGCTACCACATACGGCTTGCCACCTTCCATCATCCAGTATCGGTCAAAGACACAGATAACAGACCAGTCAGCCTTACTACCTCTACCACCAATATCCACTACAACCAAATATCGGTTGGTCACCTTGCAATCGTCAAAGTACTCCGGCTTGCTCCATATCCACAACTGCCCAGTCTTGTCTTCCGTGAATCGCACGTTCTGTAGGCACTTCTTGCCCTTGTAATCATCACCATAAACATCACCGATAAACTTAGGTGATCGGCAACCTTTCTTGAACTGGTCAACCTTCTCCTCAGCAAATACCTTGGCTCCTGAGTGCTTGAATGCCTCTACTGGGTTAGATGGGAATCCGCTAGCCATATCTCCGTGGTCAGTGAACTTCTTGCGCTCCACAATATACCAGTTGATGGCTTCCAATGGTGCTCCCATCTGCCACAATTTCCAAAGGTATGTACCCGGCTCATCACGGTTAGACATCGTGTTGGTGTTGTTGCGGTTTTCGTATAGCCATTTGGCGAACTCCTCTTTCTGTTTCCTGCTCTCGAAGTCAAGATGATAGAGGTCGTAAATCTCAAACCAAGGTACGAAGAACGGCTCAAATACAGATTCACCTTTCTCTGCTGCCAGCCATTCCTGATGGAAGAAGTTACCTGTACCATTGGCGGTTGACTCATATACAATCATGGTGTATGGTCTGTAGAGCACACCATTGGTTGCATTCTGAACAACTTGCTCAGGAGACTTGCCTTCTGTCTTCTCCCACAATCCTACCTCAGAACAATGAATGAGGTTGTAATCTTCACCATTGGCAGAAGTCGGATTCTGCATAGAACCTACCTTGATTTTACAGAATCGCTGAGGAACCTTCTTCACGTTGCCGGAAGTACCAAATCCTACAAACTTAGGCTCGTTCTCAGAATATGCTTCTCCCATTTCATGTAGGAACTTGGTTGGAAATTCCTTCAACGCTTCATCAAACATTCCTCGGATGGTTTCAGCCGTGTCCTTGACCTGAGCGATGATAAGCGAGTTGAGACCCTTCTGCCACATAATTTGCAGCCAAAGGAAGTACATCTGAATAACCGTTGAGCCTCCCCATTGTCGAGCCTTCAAGAGGATGAGTCGGATTGGGCGGTTCTTCTTTCTTCTCTCCTCCAGCCACCTGAGCAGTCTGCGCTGCGGTCTTCTCAGCACAAAGCGGAAGGGGAGACCTCCACCTTTCGGTTTGATATAGATGAACATGGCGAAGAAGAAGAAGGGGTCGTGCTTCATCCTGATTCGGGTGAACTGCTCCACCAGTTGTTCCATTTCCTCTTCAAGGTTGTATGGCTCATCCATATCCTCATGCAGTTCCTCGATCACCGCCTTGCAGCTACCCAGTTCCAGCAGCATCTTGATGAGCGGAATCTTCTTCATACTCATCGGGAGGTGCTGCTTCTGAATCGGGAAGTCAGGCAGGAAGAGCAGGAATCGCTTATCTCCACAACCTTCACCCTTGATCGGGCTGAAAGGAGTGTTGATTTCCTTGATGCGCTTCTCATTCTCAGTCAGGATGCTCAATACATGTTTGTCTAGTGCATCTGTCAGCTTGGTTCTCATGGCTACTTGTCTTGGCATATCGGAGAATTAAGATACCCCCACAATAGACCGACTACATAGCAATAGATGTGGATGCCCACTGCCATGCAAGGAATGAAAAATCCTACACATATATACGAGAGAATGATGATGTTGTATCTCACCTTCTTCTCTACGAATGGGGCGATATATCCAATATAGGCATATACGATACCGCTGAGACCGATGATGGGTATGCTAGAACTGGGGTAATAGCTTACGGCTATGAGATAGAACACCACCATATCTACGATACCGCAAGGTCTGGCTTTCAGGCATTGATGCAGCACCCAAAGGTTGATGGCTGCATGGAAGACGTTCTGATGGAAGAACGGATAGGTAAGTCGGTTCAGCATAGAGCAACCTTCATAGAGACCCATCCCATCATAACCAAGGAATGTGATACACATTATTATAATGTACCCAGCATAAAGCGCAATCTTTTCTTTCTTAGTTCGTAACATCTTTCCTTCTCCTCCTTTCTCACCTTATGAAGAATCACGTGTATGGATTTCGGAGAAAGATAGAAACTGGGAGCCTCCTGATTGCACACGTAACTAATGGCATCCAACTTGGTGATGGAAGGATGCTGCTTGGTATAATCAATAAATCTGCGGTATATTTCACGAAACATTTCTCTCTTGGTCGGGTTCATGTTATTCAAGGATTTCCCTTTGATCATCGTCAGAATAACATTGTAAGCCCTGATATCCGAGACCCAAAAACGCTTGCTTGAAGATTGCAGTAATCTCTGCTCAATCTCCAAGAGGCTGATATTGTCTCTTACTGATATGATTTCCTTGTAAGCTCTCAATATGTCAGCGTTTCGCTCTTGTGTAAAGTCACATCGTGATCCTTTATGTTTCATTCTCTTATGCTGCAAAGTTACAAAAAAGTATTGAAACAACCAAATTATTCATATATGATTAATTAAAGTTAACGGATAAGATTGATTATAGGCGGAAAAGCATTACTTTTGGGCATTGATTTATAAATTAATACATATATATATGCCTGATAATACAAATACGGAACAGAATGCTGGTGCTGCTGCACAGCAAGCTACGAAGACCAAGAGAGACTTGGCTTTGGAGCGTTTGAAGACTCGTCACCCAGATACGGAGTATGCGGATGATGAAGCTATCTATGGTGCTATCAATGATGATTATGATGCCGACCAGAAGTCTTTGCAAGGTTACAAGGATAACGAGAAGGCTATGGCTGACTGGATGGGCAGTGACCCTGCTGCGGCTACCTTCCTGCAAGCGATGAAGGCTGGCAAGAGTCCTTATGCAGAATTGATTCGCACCCACGGTGAGGATGCCATCGACTACTACTCTGATCCTGATAATGCTGACGAGATTGCCAATGCTCAGTCTGAGTTCTTGAAGAATGCGTCTGATGGCAAGAAGTTGCAGGAGGAGTACGACAAGAACATGCCAGCCAGCTATGCTGTCTTCGACAAGCTGGAGGAGAAGTATGGCGAGGAAGCGGTGAACGAAGCTATCGACCAGTGCTTTCAGACGATGAACAATGTGGTGAAAGGTATCTTCACAGAGGATATGATTACGGCATTCATCAAGGCGAAGAATCACGATACCGATGTAGCTGATGCTGCTCACGAAGGTGAGGTGCGTGGCAAGAACACCAAGCACATGAAGAACTTGGAGCTGCGCAAGAAGGGCGATGGTACTGCCGACCTTGACTCAGCGAATGCCGAGACCAAGAAGACCGACAACCAGCCGGAACTGGGTGCGCTTGGCAGGGCTACCCGAAGAGGAAACATCTGGGAGCGTGGAAACGAGAAGCGAACACGCATCCGATAAGATAGAGTTAGATTTATATAATGTTTAATTAATATTTAGGATAATGAAAGTAACAAAAAGTACATTTAATCGACTGTTCTCCATTTTCATTATGGTGATGGCAGTTATTTTTGGTGTCAATGGTCAGGTACTGATGGCTGAGGCAAATCTCCCTGATGGTGGTACTTCCGAGAGTGGTCACGCTGCGGAAGCTGGCGGTGCTACTGCTGCTGGTGAAGCTGGCAATGGTGGTGCGGCTCGTCAGGATGATGGTATCAAGACGGAGACCAAGGGTCGTGAGCACTTCAACGAGAAGGGCATTGAGTATTACAACAATGACATCAACGAGAAGATTATCAAGATTCGCCCGATGGCAACACCAGTGGATCAGATTTCCCGTTATGCCACAACCAAGTCGGCAAGCTCCTTTGTTGTTGAGTATTGGAGTATCGGTACTCGTCCTATCCGAACCACAGTAAAAGAGAATACTGAGGCAAGTACTGGTACATCTATGGTCTTGAAGGTAGAAGACCCTGAAATGTTTACGCTTGACGATACCATCCGAGTGGTTGGTGTGAAGGCTGTCACTAACTATAAGGGTGTCGCTTATTCAACCATTACTGATGCTCCTACTCCTGATTTGGTACTCTGTGTGTGCGGTAAGGACACAGAAGGCTTTCCTATCGTGTATGCCATTAATGGTAACATGGTCAGCAAGCAGCCTATCGGTGTTCCTGCCTTGAAGCAGGGTCAGAAGTTGATTCGTATGGCAAAGAGCTGCGGTGAGTTGGATGTACAGACTGGTCGTTTCAATAACCTTCCTGATTCTGATACTCAGTACTGCCAGAACTTCATGATTCAGGTTGAGCAGAGTACCTTCGACAAGATTGCTGACAAGCGAGTGGATTGGGATTTCTCAGACATCGAGGAGGATAGCATCTATGATATGCGACTTGCCATGGAGGGTTCTTATCTCTTCGGTGATATGGCTTGCATCAAGCATACTACGAAGAACAACTCAGCTCAGTGGTTTACCAAGGGTATCTGGTGGATGGCTGGCAAGGATATTGAGGTAGGTCATATTGCTACTGCCGATGAGATCAAGAAGGGCTACACCAAGAATGAGCGAGTTATCACAGACTTGGAGCTGGTAGATATTTCAAAGGATATGTTTGTCGGTACTGGTATCGGCAACAAGCGCAAGGTGGTTATCGCTGGCTCAGACTTCGTCCGTGCATTCAGTAAGATTGATTCTGACAAGTTCCGCTTGAAGGACACCGTTGAGGTATGGAACTTGAAGTTCAAGAGTTGGGAGACAGACTTCGGTGAGGTATTGATGATTCACTCAGAGTTGTTCGACCTCTTCGGTATGAGTGACTGCGGCTTCGCTCTTGATCCTGAGTTCTTGGTGAAGCGAGTACACTTGTCTTGGACTCGTAACGTTCTCGACTTGAAGAAGGCTGGAATCCGTAACACCGATGCAGTAGTTATTCAGGAGGTAGCTTGTCTGTACTTGAAGTACCCTAAGGCACACGCTCGTATGCGACTTGCCAAGGTTCCTGATGCAGAGGGCACATCTGAGACAGAAGAGACCAAGGCTGCTGCTTAATGCAGGGCAAATTCGGCAAATTATTCATTAAATAGAGAGGGGTGTGGGCACTAGCCCCATCCCTTTTTTCATAACACATATATAATAAGGTATAATCATGTATAAGAAATATCAAGCTGGTACGGATTTGTCGTTCAGCGTTATGGTTGGTTACGAACGAGTGAGAGTTGTCTTCGAGGGTAAGACTATGGGTTGCAGTATCTATGGCACAAGAGACGAGAAGTTGCAGAAGGCTATCGAGTCTCATTATTGGTTCAATGACAAGTTCTTCTTGAAGGAAGCCGTTGACGAGAAGAAGGAAGCTGCCGAAGCCAAGAAGAGAGCGGCTGCCAAGACCAAGAAGAATGCGGCTGAGGAGAAGAAGACCCATATCGTGACAGACTTTGAAGATGCCAGAGACTATCTGGCTGAGACCTTCGGTGTGAGCCGCTCGAAGTTGAAGACCAAGGAGGACATCTTGTCTATTGCCAAGGAAAAGGGTGTTGAACTAGAAGGACTTGAATAATGAAGAAGTATGCTGTATCTGATTTGGTGAAAGAAGTGAAGGTGCTCTTGGACAGAAACCAAGAGTCTTCCGGCTTGCTGACTCCCGATGATACTGATACGCTCTCTCAGGCAGAACTTATCAAGAGTAAAATCGTAGATGCAGCAAGTATCATTCTTTCCGATGCGCCAGTAGATATGGTGGATGGAATCAAGCTAGACAACATCAACGTATCTTGGGCATCGAAGAACAATGCTTATGTCGGCACGGTCTATATGCCAGCCGATATGATCAGGCTGCTCAGTGTAAGAGCCAGCGACTGGAACCGTAATGCCGAAATCATCACCGAGAATGATGAAGCCTACAAGTATCAGGGCTGCAAATATGGAGTAAGGGGCAATCCTGACCGACCTATTGCGGCTATCATCCATACCAAGGGCGGTAGATACCTAGAGCTATATACGAGCAAATCGAATAGCGTGACGGTTGACTTCACCTATGTGGCTCAGCCGGAAATCATCACGGAAAGCAGTGGTGCAGGGTATATCAATCTACAGAGCAACCTGAAAGATGCTATCCTCTATATGGCTGGCTATCTCACTTGCGTGAGTATGGGAGATGCCGATACTGCGGATGGGTTATTGGGTGTAGCCAGAAAACTGGCACATATTGTTGAACCAACAACATCGTAATCATGGCAAAGAAGAAAGAAAAAGCAAAGTTGTTGTCGCTGAGCAAGGTGGTGGACAAAGAGGAACTGGATAGCGTAAAAGCTTCCAAGAACCGATTCGACAAGCCATACGAGCGTGCCTTCTCCATCCTGCTGGAAGCACAACGATACTATAATAACATGGATAACTTCCGAAAGCGTAGGGAGAGAAACAAGCGGTACTGCTATGGAGACCAGTGGGGAGACCTCATTGAAATCGAGAATCGGTGCGGCTTTACCAAGCGTATCAAAGAGGAAGACTATATCCGTGAGCAGGGTAGTGAGCCGCTCAAGAACAACCTGATCCGAAGGCTGGTGAAGAATGTGCTGGGTGTGTACCGCTCCCAGAGCAAGGAACCTACCTGCAATGCGAGGGATAAGGATGAGAAGCGGTATGGCGAAACGATGAGCGTGGTGCTGCAATGCAACCGACAACTGAACCGAGAGACGGAAATGGATGCCCGAACGATGGAGGAGTTCCTGATCAGTGGTGCGGCTATCTACAAGAAGAAGTATGGATGGCGAAGGGGAAGGTTGGATTGCTGGACAGACTATGTGAATCCGAACAATTTCTTCATAGATAACAATATGAGGGATTTCCGTGGCTGGGATGTAAGTTGCTTGGGCGAGGTTCACGACATTACCATCGGCAATGTGCTGAGAGAATTTGCCAAGACTCCTGCCGAAGCAAGGAAGTTGAAGGAGATTTACCGACTGGCTGCTGACCGAGACTTCGTGATAGCCGACTGCACCCAGCGTTTCGGAGAGTTTGATCCGAAGACCATCGACTTCATGAATCCTGCCAATCCTTCACTCTGCCGAGTCATTGAGGTATGGCGCAAGGAGAGTAAGCCACGCTATCGCTGCCACGACTATAACAATGGTGACGATTTCAAGATTGATATTGAGGATAAGGCTGATATTGTAGATGCTGAGAATAGAGACAGATTCAGGCGAGGTATGGCTGCTGGCATGATGGAAGAGGATATTCCTCTGATTGATGCCGAGTGGTTTATGGATGATTACTGGCATTTCTATTATCTTTCTCCTTTCGGTGATATTCTGAGAGAAGGCGAGACTCCTTATGCTCATGGTGAGCATCCATATTGCTTCAAGTTCTATCCGTTCATTGATGGCGAGATTCATAGCTTCGTGGAAGATGTGATTGACCAGCAGAGATATGTGAACAGACTGATCACGATGTACGACTTCATTATGAGGGCGAGTGCCAAGGGTGTGCTGCTCTGTCCTGAGGATTGTCTGCCGGATGATATGAGCTGGGATGATTTCTGTGACGAGTGGAGTAGATTCAACGGAGTGGTAAGGTACAAGACGAACAAGAGTGGTCAGGTTCCTCAGCAAGTAGCCAATAACTCAACGAACATCGGTATCGGTGACTTGCTCAACTATCAGTTGAAGTTCTTTGAGGATATATCGGGTGTGAATGGTGCGCTGCAGGGTAAACCAGGAGTATCGGGTACGAGTGGTTCACTCTATGCCCAGCAGACACAGAATGCTACCATGTCGCTGCTTGACATCTTGGAGAGTTTCAGCCAGTTTATCATTGATGGTGCTTACAAGACGGTGAAGAATATGCAGCAGTTCTATGATGTGGCTCGTAACTTCAACATCGTGGGCAGGGCAGGACAGATTGTGCGCTATGATCCGAAGAAGATTCGTGATGTAGAGTTTGACATCAATATCACCGAGAGTACGGCTACTCCTGTATATCGTCAGATGGCAAACGACTTCCTGATGCAGTTGTGGCAAGCTCAGGCTATCACCTTGGAGCAGTTGTTGCAGGTAGGTGATTTCCCATTCGGTGACGAACTGCTGCAGTCGGTATCATCACAGCAGGAGGCGATCAAGAATGGCGAGACTCCACAAGGATTCTCTCCTCAACTGCAAGCGCAAGTGGATCAGGCATCCCAGAGCAATCCGAAGGCTCAGGCGATGCTGCAGCAGATGATGAGCGGTCAGGGTGTGCAGCCTAGCGAGCAGTATGCACCGCTTTCGGCATAGTGATTAGTTATTAATGTTTAGTGTTAGATATGATAGCAGACAAGGAAAACGACAAGAAATGGTATGGCAATGGCAAGGACAATGCCGACCAAGGAAGCAATGCCAACAAGGGTATTGCTACGGAGACCCAAGGCAGGGAAGACAATCCCGACCTATACGAGAATGACGTACTCGGCAAGGTGGCGAAGCGCAAGAAGAACGACATCTGGTCGAGGGGTGGTGAGAAGAGAACTAAATTCAAGGACGAATAAAGAAAGGAGGTGTTTTATCGTAACTGTATTCTTCTGATATTCAGATGGCTACAGAAATCTTTGGGAGTTTATGGTGCTCAGCGCAAGATATATGTATCTTTGCAGCATCATAAACTCTTAATTTTTATATATTATGGATTTTGTAGATTTCGTTGATAAGTATCAGCAGGATATGACTCCTGAACAGATGTTGAGTATAGCCAAGGCTATGGGTAAGTATCTCTCATATAAGTTGAGCGATGTAGAGGTACATCATCTTTGTGCGATGGTGTATGGTGTATTAAGCGAAGGGCATTTTGACAAGCACTTTGCTGATGATGCTATCAAGAAGATGTGGTACGAGGATGAGGATGGAACCAAGCACATGGCTCCTTTCTTTACGGACGAGGAGATAAAGGAAGCCTTTGACAAGCATAAGGATGATATTTCCGACTACAACATCTTTGACTTGGCGGTTACGATGAATCTGCTCAGAAGTGACCATCATAAGCTGCTGAAACAATATAGCAAGGATGAGGAGGAATTGAAGGAAATGGTGGTGATGATGGCTATCGAATACCTCCAAGACCCTGACTGCTTGCATCCTACAAGCAAGATATGGCACAACATTAACGGATAAGATAATAGTTACGGGAACATATCTTATCTTTGCATATTATTAATAATATATAAAGATAAGATATGACTCCAAACGTGCGTGAAGGATTGCAATATGGTGCAGCTATTGGAATGTTAGCGAGTGGTGTTGTCCTCACCTTCCTATCATTCTTTCTCAATAATTATGTAGTTTCGGATGGTGTACTCTGGTACGTCAGCCAGACGTTGGTTTACTCTGGAGCGATATTCGGGGTAAACGTTTATTTTAAGACTAAGTTGGGCAACTTTGAGAGTATGGTGAAGAACGAACTCGCAAATATGCAGAAACAACAAGTGAAGGAGGGCAAGTAACTATGAAGGTAACAAGAGAACAGATTTTAGAGATTATGCCGAATGCCAAGGATAAGGTGGATGCTTTCCTGCCTTACATCAACGGCTATTCCGAGGTTTTCCATATTGATACACCGAAGCGAATGGCGCATTTCTTGGCTCAGATAGCCCACGAAACCAGCGAGCTGAGATATACCAAGGAGGTGGGCAACAAGGCTTACTTCCACAAGTATGATGAGGGCAAGTTGAAGAATATGCTCGGCAACCTGAAAGATGGCGATGGCTACAAGTATAGGGGCAGGGGCTTGATTCAGATTACGGGTAGAGCCAACTATCAGGCTTACCAGAAGAGCAAGTACTGCCGAGGTGACATCATGGAGCATCCCGAACTGCTGGAGCAGCCATTGGGCGCAACCAAGAGTGCGATGTGGTGGTGGTGGAAGCACGGCTTGAATGAGCTGGCTGATAGTGATAGCTTCCTAGCAATCACCAAGACCATCAATGGCGGCACATACGGCTTGGAGCACAGACGAACATTCTTGAAGAGAGCTAAGGCTGCATTAAAGGTATAGGCTTATGAAGAAGTGGTATGATTCAGACGTATGGCAGTTGCTGATCTACATTTTGGCTATGCTGCTGGTGGCATTTATTATGTCGGGATGTAAGACTTCCTACGTCCCGATGGAGAAATTCGTATATCGTGACGTAGTAAAATGCGATACCCTGCACACTTCTGACAGCATTTTCGTGCATGATTCGGTATCAAGTTCACAGAAGGGAGATACCCTTTTCGTTGACCGATGGCATAAGAAGGTGGTTATGAAGACCCAGTATAAGGTAAGGGTGGATTCCTTCATCCGAAGAGACTCCATCCCAGTACCCTATCCAGTAGAGAAGCAGCTCTCCAAGTGGGAGCAGTTTCAGTTGAAGTATGCGATGTGGTCGATGGGAGCGATGTGCGCCCTGCTCATCATTTTAGGTTTAATCATCTATAGGAAACATAAGAATGGCAAATTTATCAATTTCAATCACAAAAAGTAGCATCTATGAGGAGGTGGCGAAGACTACCGCCTACATCGGTGGCAAGAACTTGGATGCAAACGGCAAGAGTCTGTATGATCAAGTGTTCGTGACGGATGCAGATAGGGAAATGCTGGAAGGCTTTTGGAATGATGCCATCAATGACGTTTCCGTAGCCTTGGAGAGTGTGCTTGCTACAGAGAAGAGTGATTCGGGAGAAGAGGAAATCTTCGGACTGAGAGTAAGCTCTCTTTTTAAGGAGTCATTGGTGAAGACTTTGGAAACTACAGCTTTCAGCTATGTAGTAAATAAGATTGTAGCAGATTGGTGCTTAGTAGTTTCTAGGGATAAGGCAGAAGACTATCTCAGCAAGGCAAACGCTTTGCTGGTGAAGATGGATGCCATTCTCTATATGCGTAAAAGACCAACAAGATAGGAGGGTAGGATATGAAACATTGCAATAAGGGATATAAAGTGATGATAGAGTTGGAAAAGAAGGAGTTGATATACGACATCAAGAATACGGCTTTTTCTTTTGCTGACTCTTATGCCAGTCAGAAAGGTATGGATGCCAAGCAGTTGAAAAATGTGTTTGATGTATCTGAGGAAGGCAACCGTGATAAACTGGCTAGGATATTGGATTCAGCCGTAGAGGATTGCAGGGAAATGCTTTTCCGCTTTACCAAGGTAGAAATGTATTGTGGTGGCTTTGACTCGAACGAGTGGGCAGAGTGCATCGGTTCGCCTACCAATGAGGAGGAAGCCTATTACTTGGCTCTGAGAATGCCAAACGGATTCTCGAAGACCAGCGTGCATACCATGACGGTATATATTCACGATTATATTGTGAATCAATGTCTATATGAATGGCTGATGATTGTTTTTCCTGATGGTGCCGATAGGTTCTGGGCACTGGCTGAGGATAAGAAGCAGAAGATTAAGGATGCCAGCAACCGCTCTGCGGTAAGGGCGAGGATCAGACTTCATCCTTTCTAGACTTATGGTTAACGAAAAAGCAAGGGCAGCTATCTTCACAGACAGCTGCCCTTATTGATTTTAAAATTATGTATATAAAAAACTTATCTAAGCTTGTTTTGCAGTCGGGCAACAAACTCTGTTCCTACGCTATGAATGGATTCATCGTAGCTGAGACTGCCCATTACTGCAAAGCGGAAATACTTGTAAGGTGATCCTGCCATACCAGCCAGAAGCTGGTTGACGGAAGAGTGAATGTAGAACCAGTTGAAAAGGTCGTTGCTTCCATAGAGCACCACACCCACCTTACCTTTTACAGCGTTGCGGAAATAACCACGGATGATGCTCTTGAACATCGTCTTGTGGATATTCTCCTGACCGAGAGTCAACGGACGTGTACAGAAGAAATAGGAAACGCTTCCCGATGGCTCCTTGACATATACATCAACAATCTTTCCGCTCTGATTGATGGCATAAGACTCAGGGTAGGAGTTGACGGTGGAACGGAATACGTTGTGCATCGTACCCCACATCCTGCTCTTCAAGGAATACACATACGCATAGGTATAGTCTGGTCTGAACACGATGATGCGGTTATCGTAATAATCATAGATCAGACTCGCCTTCTGCAGGAATGTTCTGAATCGGATATATTGAGTATCAGATTCAGGAATGCCCCCAAGGGCAAGCAGCTTCTTCTGATAGTCGTTTTTGAATATCTGGGTGAAGACAAACGGATAACCATCAAGAACATCTGTGATACACTCGGAATCTCTGCCTCGCTGCATCATGATACCTCGTTCCGTAGGGAACAGAACAGCATCATCAATCTGCAAGATAACCTTAGGGTTGGAGCAAATATCTCTGTTGGCTGGCTGTCGGGCATCGTAGGTTCCTTCCTGATTGGTCATTAATACCCATACACCTTCATCGGTGAAAGCATAGAGAGGTGCTTCACCAAACTGACCTTCGCTGATAGGTCGGGTATTGGCGGCAAGCGCATTGATAATGGATGATCCAACCTGAACCGAGTTCTTGGCAGGGAATACCATCGGGTTCTCGGCTTCGCTGACCTTGACTACATTAGGCTGCTGAGATACATATTTCTGATTATCTGTCTTGTTTAATGCTGCGTTATACTCAGCTTCCGTAATCTCGGTGAAGTCTCCCGTATCAATCGGTGTAGAATCCCAAGTATATTCAGAAGGAATAATAACTCCACTTCCGCTACCAAAGTTTCCTCCACTGGTTTCGCTTGCTTTAGTGCTGCCACCTCCAAAGTCTCCACCAGAAGAACTGCTCTTGATGAGCTTATGGCGATACACTTGCATAAAGGCTGGAAGTCCGGCATCATCGTGATAACGATACATATAATCAGACAACTCTGAACTTTCTGTTTCTGTTGGTGCATCTGTTCTTCCTCCAAATCCCTCGTTGTTCAAAGTATTTGAAGTCTGTCTATCTGCTGCAACTGGTGTCGAGCGGTTCTTACTGATGTTGATATAGTAAGACATTCCAAACGTTTCGGAAGGTTTCAGCTTAACTTTCTTGGAGTAGTATTTGCTGTACTTAGGGAGATAGAAGTAAATGGTCATAGCCGTAGCAAGAGTGCTAGGATATGCCAAGATTGGGCTGAGAGGGTATTGCAGCTTGCCCTTGTAGTAAATATCTCTCTTGATACTATTCTCGCTGATGCTGACCTGATATACTGCATCACAGATGTAATCGGTAGAGAGTGCATTATTGGTGGCAAGATCAGTGTACTCATTCAGGTACATCTGATTATTCGAGACTTTCCGGCTGGAGAAAATATTCGTATCGAAAGCATTGAAGATAGTCTTCTTCACGTTTCCGATATGCAAGCGGTTGTTGTATGTAATGGAACATTGACCGCCAAATGAGCTTCTCTGAAAGTCTGCAAGAGAAATACTTTCCTCGGTCTCCAATACTCGTTTGAGAGGAATACTTGTGCCGAATTTATCCTTGCTGATGCTTGTGCTCAGATAGAAAGACTTCTTCTCGAAAGACTGATATACATCTTCCTCTGACAGATATTGAAAAGCATCGCAATTAACTCCTGATGCCATTTTGTCGTTCAAAAGGTAGCACTTATATCGTGATATTCCTTTGGTTTGTTTCTCCGTATCAATAAATGATTCCGGCTGGGAAAGATAAACATCTACACCGCTGATGAGGTCTTCAAGACCTTCTGGTATATCCATATTGATAACGATGGAGTGAGTATGAAGGCTTGTGCTAGTACCAACAGCCTTTTTCTCCTGATACCAGATAAACTTGTTGAAAATCGTTTCTGGTGCAAGAATGAATGGATTTGATATATTGATGTATGATACACCATCATATAGACGGATGGCGATTACACCAAAAACGGTATATTTGAAATACTCCTTGCCATTCTCCTCCAACTGTTTATTGATCAGCGCATCCAAAGCATTGAAAATGATGGATGCACCTTTAAGAGAAGTATCTGTTCTATTGGAATAATACTTGTTTGACACAAAAGCGGAATCCCAATCATCACCAAGATTAATGGAAGCATTGCATACCACCGACTTCGTGTTTGAGATAACTGCACTATAATTAATGGTAGATAAGTCGAAACTAGTGTAATCGCTTCCGTTCCAATAGGCATACTTAGTGCTTTCCTCTCCCACAAAACACAAGATGTTTCCGATGGCACTCACGGCATTGACTTGGAAATCATTAAGATTCATGGTGTTCTCACTTCCGTTTCCACCTTTCTCCGTCCAATACCAAGTATTGCCATTACGGATGATGTAGTGGGAGTGAATGGTATTATCGTGAGTAACCTTGTGAATCAGTTCGATGCTGGCTCCATCAGGTATGGTGATGGCAGAATCAACTACCACTGGCTGGTGGATAGGGTGGAGTGCTCCATCCTCGTTGATGAGGTTCAGGCAAGTTCCCAACTCACCCTCCTGACTATCGTGGTCGGAAGGTGAGTGGGAAAGACCTTGAAATAATACTTCTTTAATCATATTTGTATTGTTATTGGTTTGGACGGATGATCTCGTAGTACGGCTCGCCATTTTTGTTCTTGCGAGGAATGCAAGTCAGGCGCACCATCTTGTTGAGTGGGAGATTGTAATCATCAAGGATGGCTGTAACCGATGGACGTTCGCTGCGGAAACCAATCTTCTTGTGCTCCTGGTTGTACTGGAGTGGACAGAAGTAAGTCTGAGCCTTGCGGAGTTCCTCCCAGTCCTCTCTCAGGCAGAATCCGTATGTTGCTCTGCTGGAGATACGGAAGACGAAGATGGAGCTATCTATTCGTGCTCTCATCATAATATGCTCGTAGATACCCTTCGAGAGAGTGACAGAGTTGGCTCTACCATCAAGCACAACGAAATACTTACGATACAAGAAGCCTTTGATGTTCTTGTATATCTTGTCTTTAATATAACTGAATATCATTTTGCAAATATACGAAGTTTTGGTTAGAAAAGATTATTATCCGTTTACTTTTGCCTTCTTCTTGTACTGGCGAAGGCGAAGCTTGGCATTCTCTGATCTGAGACAACCGCAAGATTGGGTCACTCCTCGGAGCAAATTGCAGGATAGAACAGAAACACCTCTACCACAATCACACTTGCATATCCAATAAACACCATTCTTACTGGATTTGCCGGAGCGGCAGCAGACATAGAGTCTGCCAAACCGCTTTCCTTTCAGGTCAATCAACTTTCCCATACCTTATTTCTTGCTAAGTTCCTTTGCCTCTTCAAGAGATAATGGCTTGCCGCCAAGAGGAATGCGGAAGTCGAACTTGGAACGGAAGGAGTAGTAGCAGACGAAATCGAAGCTCTCCTTCATTCTCTCGTCAGTGGTGATGTATTTCTGATAAGCGATAACATCCTCTTCTGAGCGATAGATGGTAGAGTTAACGAAGTAGTTGCTGGTTCCCTTGTTGGCAATGACTGCGATATAGAACTTCTTGCCAAGGATGCGCTCTGTGATGCGCTGAATAATTGAAATCTTCTTTGTTGCCATGTGTAATATGTTATAATGAATGAGTAATATAGTTTCATTGGATGCCGCAAGATACTATGCAATCTTCCTTGTTGATACCTCGGAAGTATTTGCATCGCTGGCAAGCGAGACTGCCTACCATCAGGATTTCCAAGGTGTACTTGCCTTGGATTCCGAAGGGGCAGGGAGTTGTGTATTCGGTATGACCTCCTACAAACTCGTTGACGTTATAGTTATTGTATTTCATTGTCTATTAGTGTATATCATATAATTCGAGACTTCTGTAGTATTTTCTTGTGGTAGTAAACATGTTCGTCTTAGTTCTGCCACATGTTTTCGGCTCAGGGCAGAATCCTCGATAAACGCATTGAGGAACACAAGCGGATGCAAGCAAAGGTTCAATGCGAGCTACCTCATCAATAACCTTATACCAAATATCTCTGGTCTCTTTGGATGCCTTGTTGCAGAGTCTCAGTTTGGAGATATTGATGATCTCTTGAGCGTTGAGGGATAACTGCAAGTTGACCAATTCATCCTGACGCATATCGTGGCGAGATACCTTGGAGCCAGTAATATCCGGTCGGGAGGTTGAGACGAATGGCTGAGCGTGAACGTGGCGAACAAAATGGTTGCTCACCCAGTATGGTATGCCATACATCTTAATATCGAACTCCAGCAATCTCAGTGGCGAGTGCTCGCTGAGAATCATCTGTTTCTTGAACTCATCGCTAGGCTCCTTACCCAGCGGTTCTTTTCTTTGTGTGAAGCGAGCAGCATCCACCACTCGCTCCCAATCTGTAACTTTTGTGATTTCTATTTTCATAACTATTTTTATTTTAGTTTCTGACCTTTCTTCTATCTGATTCGGCAGCTTTCTCCTTATCCCATTCAGCGATAGCTTCCGCCAAATACTTATCCATAGCCTTAGTTAATCTATCTATGACTATTCATCTTTACTCGCCTGATCGCCAAGAATATCCTTGATTTTCTTTTCGATGAACTCATCAGAAGTGAGTTTCTTAATAAGTTCATCTATATCAGGTAACTCTGCATTAACTCCGACTTCCTGATTTTTGGAGGAAACATATTCCTTTAGTGCTTTCATCCAAGAACTATTAGCAATGTCTGCCAACGAATCTTTTTTGCTCTCGTAGGCTTTCTTCAACTCTCCGTTATCACGGAAATATCTGAGCACTTCCGTCAATGCAACAATGAAGTTTTTGTCTATCATCTGGTTGCTCTTTGCCTCTTCCAGTTTAAGCATCAGGAAGAGTAATGATGAATGTAAATCTGTTTTATCCATAATTATTCTTCGTTACATAAAGTTTCTACTACCTTTGTTCTTATGGTTTTTGTTGCAGGGTCATATTCGTCATGGCGAGCCTTTACCTCGCCTTTTTTGTTGGTAAAATAAACCACTCTGCCACCATCATAAAAACGATATACGGTTATACCATCCGCAACAAACAGTTTCTCTACTTTAATTTCATTAATAGAGTCTGATTTTGGAACATTAATTCCTTTGTTCTCGTTGCAAGAAACGAGCAGAAATATAACCGATACAAATAATAATATAATCTTCTTCATACGCTATTTCTTTTTATCGAATTTATTGCCAATAACGACCATATCTTCAGAAGAGTAATGAACTAATAAACCTTGCCCAAAGCAGAAAGCTTTACTATCCCAATTAATATCACCTATTCTTTCCGCATTGTTATCTTTGTACATAACTATATCCCCCTCATAGATAGGTGTTCCATTCTTGTCTTTCAGTTCTGTGAACTGGCAGACTGTAGAAGGGTCAACCTGATGTGCATCATTTCTATTAAGCATTGATTCACTCTGCCTATCCTCGATGATGTAAGTGTTACCACATTCAGCATAGAAGTAACCTTCTACCCAAGTGTTATTGTCAAGACGTTTAGCCTTGAATTTTATTTGTCTCATAACTATTTAATTCTAAATCCAACAAAGCTATGAAGCCATGCTAATACAATAGCATGCCCTCCTTCTTTTCTTTCTATCTTGCATATTGTAGGTAGAAAGAAAAGGGTTCGCATTTTCTCTTTGCAACATATAAATTCCATAACTATTCCTCCTCCACTTTTACGCCGAACGGAGTTCCGTCGGCAAAGGTGTAAGTGTTCATAACCTCATCAAAAGATTTACAAAAATCACTAGAATTAAATGATTTGAATACAACGCTGCCCTCGCCAACAGCTAAGATGTAACGACAGCTATCAATATCCGCAATCCATCCGAAAGGCTGATGTTTTTGCATCTCTTGCCAACACTCTTGCCTATCCTTAAATGGTCGGTACTTTGACTCTGGCTTGATGCGATATTTAATGAGATTGCTCCATATAGGCTCCTCAGTATCCGCCCATTTACCACTATTCTTCTTATATTGTACCTTCTCACCATTAATGTATGCTTGCATTACCTTAATGCGCTCTATAGTTTCTTCTCTTGTCATAATCAATCCTCCAACTCTATGTTATTTTCTGCTGCGTATCCATCTTGTGCTTCCTTATGATAACTCTTCTCGCAAACCCATCCTTTACGAAGATTACATTCGGAAATGATGTGCTTACGACAATACTCACAGATAGCAATGCCGAATTTGTTTTGTAATTCTTCTCTTGTCATAATTAGTCCTAAATCCTTTAATTTCCATTTAGCATATTCTTCTGCTACACTAGGCGCACTCAGTGCATGCATAGCTAAAAGATAGCCTTCGCAAGAACTTATATATTTCCCGAAAGCATTACGATAATCTAAATCTTCCTTCATGCTTTGTATTACGGATTCTTTGCTCATTGCTTATCCTCAACAATAAAATGTTTTTTAATATGTTTCTCTGCTTTTAACCTAGACTTGAACTTATGTTCTTTAACCATCCAGTAAATATGCTGATAGTAATCTATATATTTAATAATATAAGCTTTTCTGCTTACCTTTATTATCTTATACTCGTTACAATAGGTTCGATATTCAAATCTAATCATATTCTTTTCGTTTTTACCCTCTCCTGTAAAAAGGAGAGGGTGGTTAGTTACTTAGATGGCTCAGTATATGATACTGGTTCCCATACATCGTAAGCTGTCAGTAAAACTGGAGCGATAACAGATGGGGCGAAGATGATAGATGCTACAACATCTGGAGCATTCAACTCGTAGTTAACACCTTCTACTTTGTTTTCCTTACTAGCCCAGCCATAAGGCTTTGCCGTAATCGTAGAGCCATCTTTCTTTTTAAAAGTCTTCTCGCTAGAGCAAGAAGCGAACAAACTTGCAACGACTAAGGCTGCCAAAATAATCTTTTTCATATTACTTGTATTTATGTCCTATAAGGACAGTTAATTACTATGTTACTTTCTTTATGCTTTCTGAAAATGTTTTGAGCCATTTGGTATCCTTTTCGGCAGCAACTACAGATTTATTATACTGCTCCAAATTATACTTCATAGACTCTATTAAATCAGTGCGATTAGCTTGTTTTTGAATCCACTCATCTTTAGGGATGATATTCTACACATAAACATGACTGCAATCAAAATCTAAACTATCAATTAATTGACTTTCCATAAAGTCCTTAACACCCTCGTATTCTTTGGATGGTGGAGTCCATCTTCTAACTTTGGATAGCATTGCATTGTATCTGTTTTTGAGAGCTTCATTCTCTTTAGCTCTATCCTCATTACCCTTGATTACATCATTTACATAAGAAAGATACTCTGCTTCAAGTTCTTCCTTTGTCTTAGGGGCTGCAAGATGCTTTTCGTACTCAGCTTTTGCCTCTTCGTATTTCTTTTTATAGTTATCACTAGGACATATCTTGTTTGGAATTTCGAATCTACTAAGGTTAGGATATTTTCCTTCAAATCTTAGGTAGATACCGAAGTTACGCAAGCAACTATTTGCAAATTGCTCAAATGTTATATCTTCACCATCATATATTGGTGCTGTAAATCCTGTTGGCATATTACTATCTATTTATATCCTTTGCAGGATGGTTAGTTACTCCTTTACTTCCTTAACTTCTTTAAAGATTACATTCTTGTGGTCTGAGCGTTGTTTACTTGCGCATGGATATTTTCTCCAAACTTCACAAGCACCCTTACTTTCAAAGAAGCAACCCGCACAAGTTACTGTCTCAGTTACAACGATATCTAAGACAACTCTTTCTCCAACTTTAAGCTCTTTCATTGCTCACCTCCTTCCTTTAGAAATAAATCATCAATATAGAGCCAACGAGAAACTCTACTACAAAGAACTGCGTCAGTCCACGATGGATAAAAATTATCTTGCCATCTGTTCCAAGCATAGTAAAACATATTCTTGTCATTATGTGTTTCTACTATAATGGAAACATCTTTTCTTGGCTCTTCGCTTGCAGGATGCCACAAGCCCTTAATAAGCTCATTGATAGCCCAGCTAGCACCTTCTTTAAATCCTTCTTCAATTAATAAGGCTTCTTCCTTATCACAATCCGTCACTTCGCTGTATCTTCTTGCAGCTTCTTCTATTTTCTTATCATCTAATATCATAATCACTTCACTCTTTTGAATTGAACATTCTTTCCGTCTTTTCTGTCGATTGCGGCACAATAAATATCTTTGCAGATATTTTCATAAATATTGCTGCTTATCTCGTCAAAGAAGCAACCATTACATTTTTCTGTCTCGCTTTCAACCACCTTCAAGACGATTTCTGAGCCAATAGATAAATCTTCCATATGCTTAATTTCTCATTACGTGACACTTAACAACCTTGTTGACCATGTTTGGTTGCGACTTGTTAAAACTCTCTATAAATTCTCTTTCCATTTTCTCAGGGAAGATGGGCTTTGTGGGTTTCGGGATTGTCAGGATGGCAAGAATCTTGCTGCCATCCGACAATTCGATGAGACACCTTCTACTCATTTGTTCTATTCCAAACATACGGCTGTCCTCCTAATATTTATATCCGTGAAGGTACGGACGAGTTTCGTTATACTTCATTTTCAGCTTGATATGCTCTTTCAGGTCGATTCTGTTGTTATGGGCAATCGCAAAGATGTCCATCAGAAGCTCCTGAAGGTATTTTGCGAGATACCAGCTTGGAGAACTATCCAAGTCCAAGACTCCCATCTTTTCGATGATGCGGTATAAGTCTCCGGCTAAATCAAATCCGAAGATATAACGTGCCAGCTTATACTCACCTATGAGGTCTTCATCTTCTGATAGCTCGATTTTGTCTCCTTCCATGATCCAGCCCAAGAGTGAGAGGATGCGAATGGCGATGTCGGCAAACTCAGACTCTACCGTACCATCCAGCGTGTTCTTGTAGGCGGTCGGCATATCCCAGCTCGTTTTAATCATGCTCTCGTAGTCTTCGATGGAGCCGTGTCTGCCTTTTCTGTCGGCTTGCAACACCTCGCTCATTTCCACGATGATGAACATCAGAAGATATGCTGTATTAACATCCTTTGGGTAGAAGCCCTTATTCTTGGCAGACTCGTAAGCTTGCTTTGATAAAACTTCCAGTTCCTCCTTTAAAATAATTTTTAATTCTTTTTCCATATTAATTTGATTTTTTCTGATTGTGTTTCAATCCACATAGCTAGGCTATGATCTGATAGTGAATGCCATATCATTGAGGGTCTTGCACCAGTTTATCCTGCCTTCTCTGACTAACTCGTTGAGGGCTTGATAGGGCTTTGGGAATCCTAGGTTGATAATTTCGGACGTGAGGACGTGAGGCGGCACGATGTTGGCAGCTTCACGCCATGCCTGAATCTCAGCGATGATGGCTAGGATTTTTTCTTTCTCTGTCTTCATTTGGTGAAGGTAAGAATGAGACGTGTGTTACTTCGGACTGGAACATTAATTGTTCCCACATTCCGTTCATATCTTGTTGATACCACAAGCCATCGTGCATTGTTCCGATAATTGGGTTGCCTTTGTACCAGAGTACCATGGTCTTGTGGGTAAAGAGGGCTTTGTGCGCTTTGCTGATGCGCTTGCCTACCTTAATATATCCGAAAATATACATAAGCTAGAAGAGTGATAGCTGACCCGTCTTGTCGTGGTAGTGATTACCAGAAGGGAAAATCAGTTCCTCGAACATAGCGGTCAGGCAGTTGGTTACTATTGAGTTTCCTGCCAGTGCATAGAGTTTGCTCTTGCAGATGATGCTGGCTCCCGACTTCTCCTTACTCAGGAGCTTGTCTATGTCGGCTTCGTGTACACCCATCAGCCGGAAGCAGTCTCTAGGAGTGTACTTCCTGATTTGGATTGAGTATTTCTTGCCGTTGGGAGCGGTATGAATGATTTGTTTGTTCATAACTGTAACAAATGTCATGTTTGATTTATCTATGGTTGTCTTGATGGTGGGGCTGATTCCTTGGAGAACCATCTGGTTGTAGAGGTCTAAGACTTGCCCGCCCATATCCGGCTTAACCTTCCCCGAAAGGAGCAGGGATTTCATTCGCTTTCCTCCTGTTATCATACTTATTATTTTGATAGTTGCAAATATTGCAACCGTCGTACTTAACATTTTAGACTGGTTTATATATCTCGTTTGATGATTAAGAATAATGGAATGTTGTTTCCTCCGTTGCCGATTGCAGCACTCAGCGTTGGCGAGATACCCTTAATGGAATAGACCCGATTCTCTGATTCAAATCTGTTCGGTATCTGTAGGCTTGCCAGCTTTATAATTTTGTCGCACATTATAATTTCTTGATGATTAGTACTGCGTTGGCTGCTCTTCCATCGTCATGTATATAGTTAGCAAAGCCAGCCTTATAGTAACCTGCTCGTATGGTTCTACTTAAACCATCTTTATCTGAGTTGATGAGCAGTTTTCTTCTCTTATTTTCCTGATTATCAGTACCCCCCCCTTAGGGAAATGGTCAACACCAAGGAGATTTGCTACGCTGATTCCTGCACCGAAAGAAGATGTGATAGTCGGGCTGCAACCATCAGCCGTTTTGGGTATTGAATCTTCGGGGTAGAGCTTTTGGATGGATTCATTGATGTCTGCTTTGGTGAGATACTTTTCTAGGAGCGGTTGGGAGAGGTAATACTCAGGAGAAACATCATCTTCCAAGATGTCTTCAACCGTAGTCTCTAGCTTGATAGGAGAGGGGAAGTGATATTCTGGGTTCGGATCATCCTCGGTGCGGAGGATGGAAATGACAAAGATACGCTCACGATTCTGTGGGATTCCGTAATCTTTGGCATTCAGAACCTTGTAGAAGGAAGTGTAACCGAAGGAGTCTAGGTCTCGGATATACTGGAAGAAGTACTTTCTCATAGATTTAGAGAGAAGACCTTTCACGTTTTCTAGCATCACATATTTAGGATGCTTGGCTTCCAACATTCTCCTTTCTTGGAAAATCAGGGAAGAACGTGTACCGCTACCTTCTTCTGCTCCCTTGCGAAGTCCTGCGTTTGAGAAGTCTTGGCAGGGAGAAGACCAAGATATGAAATCAAAGTCGGGAACCTCATTCCAGTCTATCCTCGTCACGTCACCATAGTTAGTGATGTCTCTTCCGTGCAGGAGACCGTAAGCTTGGATGGCAGATGATTCTATCTCGGAATAGCCCACAACCTTGAAGTCGAACTCAGGGTGCTTCTCTTTGAGGTACTTGAAGGCTAGGCTCTGACTGCCATAGCCAGCGAAGGCTTCAAAGACTCTGAGGGGATGCTGCTTGTTGTATTTGCTGATTTGTATCATGGGTTGATGATGTTATGGATTCCATTGGATGCCCAAGTGTTCCAAGGTTCCGTTGTCACGATATATCTCCAACTGCTTGCGGCATAGGCTTTGAGGGTTGTTGCGAAGAACCTGAATCATACCATAGATACGCTGGCGAAGAGCGTGGTTCTTGTCTTCCTCTGTAATCTGCTGCTCCTTTGTCTTGGCGATAAGCTGACTGATTCCTGATGCAGACTCGTTGGTAGAAACTGTCGGTGGAGTGCCACCTATGATTTCGTCTTCCCAAGCTCTCTGGTTGAGGAAGGTCTGAAAGTTCTTGCGATACTGCTTATCAGGTTGGGAGATAACATAGAGTGGGATGTACTCGATAGCAGCCTTGCGGTCTTTCTGTCTCATGGAGTTCCACTTCTTTTCCAGCTTCTCCTTGCAGCCCACCTTCTTCTGATATAAATTCCAAGCTCTCGCAAAGGTATATTCATCTTTGACTTGCTTGGGTGGTGGGGTTACCTTGTAGCCGTTCTCCTCTAGAAGCAGGATGGCTTGTTTGATTTCGTCTGTCATAGTTCACCATTTAGATAATTGTCGATTGCTTTCATAAATTCATCTATAGAGCGGACGATGATGTACTTGCCACCATGCCGTTCCACTTCAAACTGGAACACCTTCTGTTCGGGTTCCTGCCTACCTTTCGGTGTCTTGTTTTCGATGCAGAGGAAACCATACTGAGAGGTGCTTTTCAGGAGGATCATATCTGATACTCCTGCCTTCATACCTTCTTCTTTCAGCCATGCGGCTTGTCGGGAGGTTCGCTTGCCGCCATTGGGAACGGCAAAGAAGACCCCTTCGAGGTCAGGATGTACCCCACGGATATACCTGACCTCTGCGGCTTGCAAGTTGTGTTCATCGTAGGATGAACGCTTGCGTATCTTCTTGCCTTCCTGCAATAGCTTTGCCTTGATTTCAGCGTAGCTTGCCATTACCAGTCTGTTGAGAAAAGGTCGTTGAGAGAGTTTTCACCCATCAGGCGGATGGCTTCGGATGCAAGGTCTTTACTCTTGAAATAAACACTTGCTTTGTTCACATACTTCGTGTACATTGCGAGAAAAGTATCGCCTCCTTTGCCGATATGCCAGTTTTCATGTTCTCCATCGAAAACTGGTTTCCAATCACCATTGAGATACTTGGCGATGTTCTGCAACTTATTGAAAGCAGCCAAACGTTTTACCTGAGCCTCGCTGGTGCTGTTATTTATGTCGTTAAAGTTAAATTCATCTGGATAAAAATAGTTGATTTTTTTATTACCAAGCCAGTAAGTTTTCTTTTCCAAGAAAAGTTCCTTGTAAATATCATAGTAAGTGATAGGCTTCTCCTGAGTCTCCTCATTTTGAGGATGATCATTCTGAGCATGCTTCTTGCGCACCATCAACTTGCCTTCCTCATCGAAGAAGAACTTTAGGTTCTCAGGGATAGGGAACTCTACAGCCGTACCATCATTCGGGATATACAACTTAGATAAGGAAGCATAACCTTCGTTGATGTTCTGAATATCCTTATCTGTGATACCCTCTGTATGGATGGAAGGGGTGTTCTCGTCCTTCTCTTTCATCTTATTGGCAATCATTTCTGCACCCTTACCGAGGATTGCTCCGAAAAGCATCTGGGCGAATGGTGGTAACTCTGGCTGGTTGTTGCGCTGACGGTTACGTCTGTTATTGCGCTTGTCGTTTCTACGTGTCATATTATGTATAATTTTTTAGAATGTTATTAAACTCTTCTTCTGATACACCATCGGCAACCATGATGGTAAGGATGATGTCCAAGACCTTGGAATAAACTTCGTTGAAGGCTGGCTCATCCATCTTGGCGAATGAGATAGACTTGGCTCGCTCCAAGAACTTCTGTCCGTTCAGGTCGTAGAGTGGTTCACTGAATCCAGATGTTATCAGGAGTTGTTCACGGAAGGTCTCTACCGAACGGAGATTGATGCGCTGCTGCTCGGTGAGACAATCCCAAGCAGCTCGGATCAGGGAGAAGAACTTGCGGTGGAACTTCACGTTGCGTGGGCGAACGATGTTCGCCTTGACAACAGAGCCAACCTTAATCTTTCTCAGTTCCTCATAGTCCTCGTCTGCATAAGCTTGAAGACCAAGAGAAGTACGCACAAGATGGATTTCCATAACCTTTGTTTTTGAATATCAACTAATTGTTGGCTGGGAATGGGAGATTACCCTGCTGACCACCATATTGAGCTTGCTGCTGAATAGGTTGACCATTGGCATCAACCTGAGGGGGAAAGTTCTGCATCTGCTGCTGGATAGGAGCTGGCTGCGGAGGATTCTGCTGGAATCCCTGCTGAGCACCCTGCTGGTAGTTCTGACCTACCTGACTAGCGTACACCTGACCCTGCTGCATCTGCTGAGGCTGGGCGGTTGGTCGCTGCACCTTCCAGCAATCCAACTGATTGAACCATCGTCCGTCCTTAGCCTGATGTGCCTTCAATCCGATGTGAGCGGTGATGATCTCACCAACTTGGATGTTGAACTGCTGCAGCTTGTCGGAGCCATAGACCTGAATCACGGCTCTTGCTGGGTACTGCTGGTTCAACTCCTCGATAACATATTCACACGAACTCCATTGAGTTCCGTTTTGGCTGGTTCCAGTTTGAACCTGCCCTGCTGCAATAATCTTGCCTGTAAATGTTACGTTCATATCTATACTTAATTAAGTTTGATTCTGATGGATGGCTTCGTAGTAGTATCTTTCAGATAGTACTCATAGTGTTCCGGCTCGGTGTCCTTGAAGAGTTTCGTGTCGAAAGTCTTCTTGGTGGATGCTGCCACATAGGAGTAGGAGCCATATTGAGTCTTGATGGATTTCTGCTTGTTGGCTTCCATCATCTTCATCAGCTTCTCCTTCAAGGCATCCTGCTCTATCTTCAAGGCATCAATCCTAGCGGTGACGAGTCGGTACTGCTGCTCGGTGCTAGAGAAGGCTTCCGGCACTTCCACCTCATACTTGTAGTCTGGATCATCTTCCAAGTATGCCTTGATAAGAGCATCTATCTTCTCTTCCGATACCCTAGGCAGCGGCTGGAATCGGCTCTGTCCGTTCTTGAACCACATACATACCAGTTCCTTCACCTTCAAGTCGGGATTCTGCTCCTCGAACCATCGGGCATAGATGGATAGCTGGAGAGAAACGTTGTCGTAGTGCAGGGTGGAGGTGGTCTTGTAATCTACCAGATAGATGTTGCCATCGCTGTCAGCGAAGACTCCATCAATAGCAGAAGCGAAGTTCTCGGAATCGGTAACGAGATACTCGGAATCAACGTGATGGAGACCGTAGGAGACCAGCATACTATTGAATGCCAGAATCTCTTCTGTCGGGTTCGGGTACATCTTGATGTCGGAATCGAAGACGGTACAGAATAGCTCGAAGGAGTTGTGGATCATACCTCCTCGTTCTGCAGCCTTCATCAGTACAGACTCAGGAATATCCTTGTAGGTGTCGGGGAATGCCTTTTTTATCAGCGTTCCAGTGATACCTTTCAGTTGCTTCTTGCCAATGAAGTATTGATGAGTCTCCTCTATGAAGGTGACCTTCGGCTTATTAAGCTTGATGTTCTCTGTCATAGTCCCAACTCCTTTCTTTTAGCGGATAAGGCTTGCATAAACTGAGCGTTGCTGTTGAGCGGCATATAAGTGCCCATCACCCATTTGATGTTATCTCTGTTCACGCATCGCTTCACCATTTCCAAGGCTTCGGCTAGGTTGTCTGGATGATACTTAGGTTGCGCTGACTGGGCGGTTGCCTGAGATTGCTGCTGAGTCTTTGCAGTCAGCTGCGCTGCTTGACGAAGAACGTTATCCTGCTGACCAGTATTGGTTGTGTCAGAATCAGCGTTATCATCAATGGCAAACAGACCATTGAGCGCATACTTTCGGGCATAGGATGAGGATGCACCAGTAATCTGACTTCCGTCCATACCTTTCTTGGTTTCCTCTTCTCTAGCCCAACCAGTGGTTGTTTCACACTCGCCCTTCTCGTTCTTGATGGTAGCAGTTGCCTTCACGTAGATGCGGTTGCCTATCAAGACTACATCATCGGTGATGGTGAGCGTACATTTCTGCTTGGCGAGTAAAGGCTTGACAGCTTCTAGTATGTCTTCTGCCTTGCGGTACTTGTAGCCACCGAATTTGTTGAACTGGCTCTTCGGGGCTTTCAGTTCCGATTGAATCGTAATAAGCTCTTTCATGTCCTTATTATATTAATAGTTATTGATACTTCCATTCATAGCCCTTACATCTGTAAGTGCCATCCGATTTCTTATTCGGGTTGTCACATATCTGCTCAAACAAGCAGTCGTGGCAGCTTTTCGGTTTGAATAACATATCTTGTTGCTTTAAAATGTTCTACAATAAAAATCCCCTCGATTCTCACGAACAGAGGAGATAGGTTGAAATATACAACTTTAACGAGTTATAAAATGCAGTCGCTACTGCTATAGTCGTAAATGATACATAATTTTTATATGGTTTGAAAAAACGTGTCTGTCAAAAAGGAGGGGTGGGAGTAATAAAGCACCCCTCCGAGGAGCGACATCAGAATATAATTGCCGGATGGTGATAATCGCTCCAAGTTCCCTTCTGCATTTGTGGAGGCTTAGGACTCCCAGCACTAGTAATCGCATAAATCTGTGTAAAAGGTATTATTATGGAAAATTAATTTGTCAGTTATGACAAAGTTGTGCTGGCTGCATTAGAACCATTGTAGTTGTGCGCTTCTACCTATTGATGCTACCTTATTATATATAAGGGTCACGGCATCAGGTCTGCATCTTCACAAGTGAACTCCAAGCGTTCCAAATTCCACCCAGTAGGTGTATGTATTAACTTGCCACTTCCACGTCTAAGCATCATCTGTGGTTAATGATGCTCCTTTTGGGTACGTGTACCTCTCTAGGAAGGTTTATCCTATCCGATATGACTCCTCGGAATCGGGTGATATTGGGCATAGGGTAGGAATCGAACCTACGACCTTGAAGGTGATGGAGCCTTCTGCTCTACCATCTGAGCTACCTATGCCGATTCAAACAAATACTAACTAAAAACAATCTTGAACCTACACAATAGTTGTGGAGCTGGGAATAGCAAATTCCAAAAAATCCTTGCGAAAAAGACTTTTGTCCTTATTTTGAGATAAATAAAACGAAAATTTTAAACTTATTAATATCAAACAATTTGTAATGACGGATTCAGCTCCATATATATCTACTTGTTTACTTCCTTGAAGTAAGAGTGGATTTCCTTAACTACTATAGCGAATGTGGCGATACTTGCCACCAACATAACATTTGCGAACATATCTTTTCTGTTTTAATGGGTTATACAATAGGCTTCCACCTCTGAATCTATCTCCGACTGGGGCTTCACTCTGTTCTGCAGCATCCAATCCTCTAGGTCACTCTTCTTGAAATACAAGGCTCGCTGGTTGGGCTTGTAGATAGGGATGGTATGCTCTGCCACCATCTTCCTGAGTGTTCTGATGGTTACTCCCAGTACTATGGATGCTTCATCAATGTTGAGCACATTCTTGGTTCCGATGAGAATATACTTTTCTATTCGGGCAAGTGTCTCTCCAAGACTACTCTTATTCGTCTCTTCAATATCACTTTTTATCGTTTCTTCTTTCATATCACTCGAAGTTAATGGTTTGTTGACTGGCACCAGTTGTCTTGGAAGACTATCTTCCACCAGTGCCCTTATCTCTGGGAGTGTTCTCCTGCTCTATCAAGGGGAGAATGCCCTTTCCTTTGAGTGCTTCATAAAGGAAAATTCTTCCCTTCGTTGTCCACTCCGTGTTGTACTTCACATCGTGCCTACCATCCTTACGGATGATGTCCACCGCTCTGCTGTGAACATAGCCACCTTTCAGGAACTGAGCGTACAATATCCACTGACCTCTCTCCTTATGCTGGATTCTCATAGATTCCAACTCCTTGTTCATAGCGATAGCACTCATACCGTAGTCTTGCGCTATCTGGGTTATGGTCATTGTAGCGTTGCTCTGCAGGATTCTGTCGTAGTAGCTCACCTTCGGCAGCATTTCAGTAATCTTGTTGCCAAGCTCCACGTTCGCCTTGCTGATAGTGATGATCGTCTCATCCTTCTGCTTGTTCTCTAGAGCGAGCTGCTGCTTCTCTTCCTCTGCCTTGACCAGAGACTTCAAAGCTTCGAGATAGTTCTGAGGGACGGATGGCTTGGATTGCTCAATCTGTTTCTTCATAGCGTTGAAGGCTTCGATGTATTTCAGCTTGAACTCCATCGCCTTCTTGCCATTGAATCCCATCGCCAGCAGGGTGAAACCATCTTGGTTCATAACATACAAAGGATAAATCTGTTTGTTCTGCTCACTGATGTAGGTTGTTTCCTCGAACATTGGGGTCTCGTCATTTTTTACGATACCCCCACTGAGTATCTTCCTGATCGCCTTTAGCACATAGTCGTGAGGTTTCTCAAAGACTTCTGCAACCAATAAGCTATTCGTTATAGGTTGATTGTCTTTACCTCTATAAACTAATCCTATCATATTGCCTCCTTCTTTTTGAAATGATACTTTGAAATAATTGTATTTACATCTAGGCTGCTCAACCTAAACCATTCTCTAGAAACTTGCTTATCGTGATATTCTTTATGTAGGATATATTCTACATTTTCTTCACAAACCGCATAAAGTTCTATATTCGTGTTTGCTACCTTTAAAGCATTGACTCTTTTTGCAGGGTCTGTTGCTTTACCTATTTTATATAGGTTTGTAGCGTTATCTTTAACAAGATAGGTTTTGAACACTTTCTTTTGCTTTTTGAAGCTACACCAAAAGTCTTTCAAGAACTCTTCTTGTGATTTATATTCATTCATAGGATTCCTCCAATTTTAAAATCGGGCGGTAGTGTATGAAACAGAAAGTGACAAATTTTCATTTTATACATTATTAAATCTACCATTGCCCGATTGTAGTTTTTATTTTGTACCTTTGCAGGTGACAAATTTTTATTTTAATTTTTAAATTCAATTTCGTATGAAACAGAAAATTGTACATCTACATTCTAAAGTAAACGAGAATGGTGCTCTCGTAGATTTTGACCTTGATGAAGAAATCAAGAAGTTGGAAAGAGACAACTATGTTGTTAAGCAAATCACTTCATCTTCTTCATGTCAGTATTATCCAAACAAGCCAACAGAAACATTTGTTCATGTTTTCTTACTTGTGGAAAATAACCTCGAAGCTCTTTAGTTTCTCGATTTCTACAGAGTTGTTCTTTAGGTAATAAGAACATAAATAAACTCTGTATTCCCATTCTATTATTGGCGAGTTATATACCCAGTTGAAACATTCTTCAAAGTTGGTACATGATTCGCCAAGAATATAGAACATCTTTATTCTCAGCCACGTTCTGAATAATCTCTTAATCATATTCACCTCCTTCTTTAAATTAGTTCAACACTGGCTTCTCGCTTTCGACACCTCCGAAGTTGTCTAGAGCATCCTGCCGGATTGCATCAGCTCGCCTATTCATTGTCTTATACGCTAACGCATTATACAAAGTTGTTTGCGAGCACTGATACTTCTTTTTAAGTTCTTCCCGATTTTTCACAGAAACCGAGATGATTTTTTGCATTTTTACTTGCATATTTCATTTCTTTTGTTTATTTTTGCCACCGAAAACGAATAAGGAACGCTTTTAAAACATTTCTGTATCGTTTTCGAGTGCAAAGATATACATTTCTGTTTAACTAGCCAAACATTTTTGTATATTTCTTTAGTCGTTTATGATTATTTAAGTATGGTTTAAAAATGTGAATTATATGGAAAGTGTTATTAATCAAAGAATTAAGTCTGTTTTAGAAGATAGACAAATAAGTATATCTGCATTTTCAAAAATGATAGGAATGCAGCAAGTAACTTGTAATCGTCAGATTCGAGGTGATCAGGCGGTGTCTCTTGGTCTCATAGAAGGATTCCTAGAGAAGTTTGACGATATATCAGCCGAATGGCTCCTTCGTGGTGAAGGTTCAATGTATCGCAATGAAGAGTCTGCCGGAGGAGTAGAGGAAGCAATCAGCACAAATATGGTAGCAGAGCCAGCTCCAACCTATCGTGCCCAGCCTGAGCAGGATGAATCCATCTGGAAGGCAAAGTATGAAGCTATCAAGGAGTGCTATGATATGCTGGTGTCTAGCCTTGGCAGTATGAGAAAAGCAAATGTAGGATAATCAAAATGTGGTAGGTATGTGGCAAGTGTTTATATTGATAATATGCTTTGGCGTATATCTATTGGCTGGTGCTGTGATATCTTATTGTTTTTGGTATTTATTGCTTTTGGTTTTCAGACCTCTTAAATTAGAAAGGTTGTTTGGAATAGAGTTGCCATTACCGATTGTTTTATCGCTTTTAGGTATAGGAATATGGTATGGGTACAACATCAACAATTTCTTGTCTGAATCTAGTAGTAAAAAGGTGACAACAGAGAGAAAAGAGAATGTACCAATTAAAAAAGAAACTTCTTATTCTGTATATATATGTACTGGAGAAACTTCTACCAAATATCATAGCGACCCTGATTGCCGTGGTCTCTCTCGCTGCTCAGGAGAAATAGAAGAGGTAAGCGAGGAGGAAGCAGAGGATATGGGCAGAACTCCTTGCAAAATATGTTATTAATTAAAAGTGTGAGATATGAAGAAGATTTTGTGTTTTATGATGTTTGTCCTGCTGCTGGTATCATGTAGCAAGGATTCTAGTGAAGAGGTTGGGTTGCCTTCAAACTACATTGAGGTTGCTGGTGTTCGGCATCAGATTGATAAATTTGTGATTGAGAATGAAACGGATTTTCGTATTGGTTCCAAGAAGGATGGAACTTATATTTCTTTCGGCTATACTTGGTACAGAGTTCCAATAGGCGAAAAGGTATATTTCGTTGAGGCAGACGAGTATTTGGAATATTTTGAGTTAGTGGATAACTACAGAAAATGCAATTTAACAGATGGCTCTTCTGATAGTTTTTACTTAATAAAGAAGGATGGTGACAATTATATTGTTGATATATATATAGGTTCGTCTAAATATAAGACGATAGTACATTATGAAGGAAAAATGATATAAAGAAAAGGCATCGGGAATGAATCTCGGTGCCTTTTTATTCTGTTATTTATCGAAGAATTTATCAATGAGTCCTACGGCTTCATCCTTCTTCTTGTCTATGATTTTGGCATATACCTCTGTTGTGGATATGCGAGAGTGTCCAAGCAGCTTGCTGGTGGTGTATATGTCTGCACCGAGCGTAAGCATCATCGTGGCGAAGGTATGTCGGGCGGTATGCACAATTTAAGCAAAAGCAACGGAAAGTGAAGATGAGAGAAATGAACTGCAAGTGGTTGAGAATGAGCAATATTTCATAATTCTTCCAATTGGCTGCAAAGCAAAGCCGAGCAGGATATTGAGTTATTTCAGTTACCAAACCGTTAGCGGTCAGTTACCGAAACCAACACTGCTAACGAGGTGAAAAACAAATAGTTTGTCACC